ATCTACAGCAGGACATGATCGTGTGGTAAATGGTATACTCACAGAGATCAAATTCTCACTTGCTACACGCAATAAGAAGGGAGGAGTCAAGAAAGACTCATTTATCATTAACCATGTATCACGTGACAAGGACTGGGAGATCCTAGTTTTCTTTGGTATCAATCAGGAAGAGTCCGATGCACGATTAGTATGGTTCACAAAGAAGGATTTCATTGCACACCTAGAGTCAGATAATTGTCTGTTCGCACACCAACAGGGTGGCAAGAGCATAGAGAATGATGATTACATCTGCACAAAGGTACCAGAACTATTAAAGCAGACATGGGTCAAGAGTGTGGACACACTGTGCCAGTAATATTAGTGTCACAAGCTATGGTTGCATAAAACCAGAATCGGGTATATAATAATAGTATCAACAAAGGATACACATCATGGCAACACAGACACTCTCTGAATTTGAAAAGACTTACGAAGCACGTAAGTTGATTGCTCAAAATGTTCTTCAGTGGACAAATGACCTATGTCAGGCACTCATTCAAAGTTACATTGATGACTGTGTTCAGTCCTATGAGCGTAACATCCAGACCGCAGAGTCACAGTGGGACATTGATTACAATACCAAGCGTATTGAGGAGGTTAAGACTAATCCTGACTATGACTTCGTGATTGAGTCTGGACGTAAGTACTACAAGATCGTTATGGTTAACAATCAGCGTAGTGTTCACGCATTTGTTGATAAGAAGACTGGTGAGGTGTACAAGCCAGCAGGATGGAAATCACCCGCAAAGCACGTCCGCTATGATCTTCGCATCATCAAGGATCGTGAGTATGTCATGAACAATTGTGACTGGGCAGGTGGATATCTTTACATGCGTTGACAAACGCACGTATACATAGTACACTGTTAATTCAATTCTCTTAACTCACATGGCACCAACCTTTTATATCGTTGCTGATGGCAACGCATACGCGATGGATGAAGAAGGATATATGTTTGGAGCACCAGTTTTTAAAGACAACACAGTTGATTGGGAACACTCATATGAGTTTGACCCAGACGATGAGGATGTAGAATTTGTCGCACATATGTGCAGACAACTACAGGACATACAGGCTCTCAGTGATGAGCACTCACATGGAGTCTTTTACAAATGAAGAGAAACCTATTGAAGGAACACATCTGTGAGTATATCAATCCATACCCGAATCGGTATACTCGTGGAAAATATGAGATTCGTGTTCTTCCGCACGAAGATCTAGATCACGACGGTACAATCAAGTACTGGCGTATGTTTAAGAAGTTTCCTAATGACTTCGCTGCAGCTGCGGTCAGTATGCTGCCAAAAGACGCACGGTTCATTCACTATGACCATCTTTCAAACGTCCTATTCGCCACAAAACTATGAACAACTTCTTTTACGACACTAATGAAGAGACTACAGCACGTATCTCTGGTTATCGTGATGATATCTACGACAGTATCGTGGATAGATTTCGTGAACTGATCTCTAATGATCAATTGGATGATGCCATGGCACTCGCAGATGAATTCTATGAGTGGATGCACCCAGACCATGCGGAAGAGGAACCAACTATTTTCTTTCATGAACAAGAACTCAAACGAAGATACCTTGAACTCAAGCAAGGTTGACGAATCAATGCGTACACTCATCATGGAGTATATCAAGGCACAGAACGAAAAACGTTTTGCAGATGCCGAGGTCATACTCCATGAGATTAATACCATGAGAAAGCTTACCAATGAAAAATGACAGCAAGAACCGCAAAGGCACTGAAAAAGAATCTCAAGGGATTGACATCTACGAAGAGATCAGAAAAGAAATCCAAAGGGTCATTGACTCGGAAAACCCAAACGACAAAGGTCAAGACGACCCGAACTGGTAAGAGGGCGAGTACAAAGATTACAATCCTGCAATCACGTAAGAAGGACTTGTTTCCACACATGGGTATGTACAAGTTTCCATACAGATTTGAACCAGTGGATGCACCTGATCTCAATGTAGCATGGTTTGATGAGAACTATGGAGAGGAACGTATGAAGGAACACATACGTAAACACAAGCTAAAGTCTCATCAATACAAAGCATATGTTAACTACTGGTGGTTAAAAGATCAACACAACAGTTGACACTTATGTAATTGTCACTTATAATAGTTACAGTCATCAACCATACCATGAACGAAGAAGACTTTATCAGAGAGATGAATGAACAGGACATGGACAATGATAACTATGATGATTACAATGAAATAGACATTGACTACACAACAGAATCATGAATCTCTCACTTGCAGATGTAGAAGATTTACTACATGCATTATCTAAATCAAAGAATGAAAAAGGAGAAAGTAATCACAAACTCCTTGAAGCAAAACTTAAGGACTATCGTTTTAAATTAAAAGGTAATCATGAATAACACAAACTTGACACGTATTGCTACCTCATTAGAGAGAATAGCAAATGCACTTGAACATATCAACATAGAGAATATAGAACACAATCATGTTGAGACTGATGTACCTGTTGAGGTTAACACACATGCAAAAACATGGTAATCTATGAGCTAGTTTACAAGGATGGGATGACTCATTCGTCATATAATTATGAACTGATGAAACAGATCTGGTACAAGGATAAGGAACTTCTGTCACATGTTGAAATACGTGATTCTGAGACAGGTTTGCGCACCAGTGATACCAAGGGGTTTGGATAGGTAGTATAGGGTAGTATCCAAATGTTTAGAAATGCTTAATTAAATATGTCTAGGTTTTGTGTAAAGACTGTCACAAGTATGTAAATGTGCGGTCACGTTGCTGTCTTAGGCTGGTATGTATCAGATGTCAAGTGTGGATATCTGAATGTCACGAAATCCCCACAAACTTGCTAATATTCAGAATCCTTGCTATAATAAAAGCAAGAAAAGTTTAGAAACCTGCTTTTTTCATTTTTTCAGTTTTTTGAGTTTTTCAGAAATCTTAAAAAGTCAAATTTTAAGGTTTTTAACTTTTCTCCACCTTTTTATAATCACCATGTTTGTGAAAACTTACGAAAACCTTGATAGTTCGGCATTATTTCGCATAAGAATGGGAGAAAACGTCGTATTTGTTACATATACTAGTAACATTGACAAAGAATACGAGTTTTCGTGCCAGAATTGTGACAACTTTGCCGAAAAAGTGTCAAAAACACTAAAAAACAAAGAATCACTGGGCAAACTACTACATAAGACCATCAAAGAAGGAGATCTAGTCCCAGTTACTGTATAAACTGCTATATTACCAATGAATAGGGTCACCAAGGATGACGAGGTAGACGATTTTGAGGATTTTGGATATACCATAAAGAATAGAAATAGACTGAATAAGAGAAAGATACCAAAATTTAAGAAAGAGAGCAACAGCTGGGGTGACACATAATAAAGTGTCCACCAATTGATCAAAACCTAACCTGACCGTGTATAATGAATACATGTTCAGGTTTTTTTATGACTAATCCCAAAGGCGTCTACGATTTCATTACATACGTTGATTCATTCTATGGAACAAATGACCCAATCTATCCTATGATGAGTAAGGAGACAAAGCAACCTCTTACTTTGTATGACATCATGAGAGCGACTCTTAATTACATTGATATATGCACTGATCCTTGCGAGCATGCAGAGTGGGGTGACGGTGATTCATTAGATAGGGAAAGAGTCCGTGACATACTATTACAAGACTACAACTATAAGTATGTGCCTACGGGTGTAGGTGGGACAGTTCATTAAGTGGCACAGAGCTACACACAGTCCCACACACAGGGACTATAATAAACACATACAAACAAATCTTTCTTTATTATGGGCACACGTTCACGCATCGGATTACAACTCACAGATGGTTCTATCATCTCAGCTTACCACCATTGGGATGGATATCCTGAGTGGTTAGGCGTTACACTTAATGAACAGTACAACACACGTGAGAAAATATCTGAACTTATTGATGGTGGCAATATGTCATCATGTTATTCTGATAGTGAGTTTGACTATGAGAAACAGGAATTTATCAAGAGAGATCCCGCACCTAGTTACTATGGCGGTGACAGCGAAGCACCACGCCTAGACAAGAATTTTACTGACTACTGTCTAAATGCAAGAGCTGGCGAGGAATTTTTATATGTGTTTGATGAGGACATGTGGAAAGCATTTTCCATAGATCACACATATGACGATGACTACAACGTCATTGACACTAAGTTTAACGCAGTTCTCATTCCAGACAGCTGAGCAGTGGACAATAATATTTCTGGCACAATGAGGATTGCATTTGTAATCCTCTGCGTTTATACTACATGTATACAAACAAATCTTTCTCACTATGTCATTTTTTAAACACGTACAACTTCACAAGTATGACCTAACAGACAAAGGCGTCTCTCAAGCATGCTACGATGAAATCACTATTGACAATCCCGTACTAGAGGATATTCTTTCAAAAGAGCAAATCCAAGTCCTTGCCGATGATATGCGCGAGAGATTCAAGGATTACATGAGACCATTATTCGCTTAAGGAGGTACCAAAAATGAAACAAGACATTTACACTTACAACCTAACCGCGGATGAGGATTGCGTCCTATTAGACATGATCCAATTCTTTGATGACGTCGGTCTACCTGATCAAATTGACCCCAAGGCGTTTGAATCACTCTCTAACAAATTCTTCAGTAACGTAAAGTAATGCATTTTAACGTAAATTACATTGATTTTGATTTTGATTATGAACAAACCGCAGAAGACGAGCGAATTGAAATCACAAATGATCACCTCGGCGTGTGGGAGGCATGCGACGAGGATGACTTAATAGAGGAAATCACCACGTCTAGTGGTTGGTGTATAAGGTCCATTGATTATGAGATCCAATTAAAATGAAATACAACCGCGACGGATTTCCCTCTAGACGATATCTAGGATCTAGAGGGATCCAGCTGACCAGTGGACACTTAAATAAGTGTCTACTTTTATCCTATATTGTCCGCTAGGGCATTATAATAAACACATAAGCAAATTAATCTTTCTCTTATGCCTAATCATTGCACAAACAGAGTATCATTCTACTCAAACGATACTACAGTAATTCTTAGACTACATAAAATCTTTTCAAGAGGATTAGATGAGAATGACACTAGAACAGTGTTCGGTGCATTCATACCCGAACCAGACTGGGCGAACACACCTCTACATGAAAACGACGTCCAAGAATATTCATGGGACAAACCTAAAGGTGAGGCAGGTGAATTACCAGTTCTCAAGGATAGAGGATGGGGTGAGGGTCTAGTCTTTGCCTCTACAGATCGTCAAGATGACCGCTGGTACAACTGGAGAAATCAAAACTGGGGTACTAAGTGGGATGCGTACGAGATGGAGATTGACGATTGCGAAATGCCTAACGCATTTGAGGTAGAATTTCAGACTGCATGGGCTCCACCTGAGGAAGTATGCCACGCAATCCGTGAACAGTTTGATGACCTTACCGTCTCATGGTTCTATGATGAACCAGGTTGTGAAGTTGCAGGTTATCTATAATGAATTATCAGATGGAAGATTTCACACTGGACGACGTACGCACGTCGTCTAGTAATTACCTACGCAGCTGTCTCAAAGAAGACATCTCACCCGAACTTCATGACATGATAACAAAAGAGTTATATGTTAGGGAGTATCGGTAGACCAGTTCACAAAGTGTCCACTAGGTGGTTGATTTTTCACCTAGTGCGACTATCATATAAACATAACAACAATTCTTTCTCTCATGCGTAAAATTGAACAACTAATGAACAACAGTATCAGAAACAGATCAGATTTCTGTTACTCAAATACTATGGTTACACATCTCGGACGTGACGCATACGTTTATTTGCACGGTAACCACATCGCTACAGTTGGTGACACATTTGTGACAATCTTTGACGGCGGTTGGCAATCTAACACTACTAAGTCACGCCTTAACGCCATCATCAACGAATTTTGTAACGCATACACTGACGGCGTATTTCAAAAGAATTGGGAATGGTTCATTAACACCGCTGATGGCGTTGTTGATTTCGTTGACGGTTTCACATTTGGAGATAAGAAGTAATGCATGACAAATACTGGAACATTTGCTCATTTCTCAATGATGAGGAAATTCATAAGGTCTGGAACATCATTGACGATGCTCTAGACCGTAAGGGATGGGTTGGCACTGCGGACGATGCCGAACTGTCAATTAGACTGTATGACCCAAATCTCAAACAGAATATTGACGCAGAAACAGAGTATGACCTAGACCCCTGTCAGACTGAACACCCTCTATTTTTTGAACACTAATGAACAGACTCACACCCGAACAGATACAAAAGATTTGCTTCAATGCAAATCCACTCAAAGCAACCGCGCATTATCCGCGGTGTGCATACCCTAAGCAAACAATCAAAGGAGGCACCCGTAAATGAACCGTGAACTATTAATTGAACTCAAGGAGTTTCTAACAGAGCGGATGGTTGATAACATGTCAACCAAGGATTTAGAGGAATATGTAGCAAATGATTTGTTCAATTACTTTGATAAGTTAGGTGAGCATGAATTCCTAGAGGAGGCGCGTAACTATTGGGATGATGCATTTGATGATGTAGTAGCAGAGGTCCAAGACTATATGAAGTGCGATTTCAAGCAACCGCCACGGGAGGTGACCAATGGGTAATTCTACCACACCCTATGAACCCAATTGGACATATGGTAGTCCAGCTACGAAACTGTCCACTTACGCCACCATTTATGAGATGGCGTGTGCTATAATTAAATTAATTAAGAAACAAACATGCAACCACTAACCATTGAACAGTACAAAGCAATTTGTAAAGAGGATCAGATCAAGATAGGTCAGGATCTAGACGATCTAGCGGATCAGTACGAAGGCAACCTCTTAAACTATTTTTGTGGTATGACACCTGATGAGTCAAGAAGGTTTAACAAAATGAAAAGAGATCACGGAGTTAAGTAATGTTGCATGAATTCTACGTCACACGCAAGTGCACTAAAATGGAATACTTCACAGTCCTAGCTGAGAGCATGGAAGAGGCAAAGTATGAGGCAGAGCACGGATGGGATTACCACAACTTTGACTGGGAAGAGATGGACTATGAGACAGTTTCTATCAAAGAACAAGAGATCCCCGAACAACAATTAACACTGGCATCAGTAGGCATGGTGGTATTATGACTGATCCTAGAGGGTGGGCAGTGCAACCAGCTGCATGGTTCAAATTTGATCCTGACGGTGTGGTCTATTGTGCAGACATTGACACAGCTTACCGCATCGCTAGACAATTACAACCCCGTGAGGGTGATCAGGATATATGGAAGATAACAGCTGGCGATCCTATTAAGTGGGTACGTGTGACAGATGAGGAAGTGGCACAGTCCATATAGACAGTGCCTACCTATCGGTTATAATAGGTACATAACAAATAAGTCTTTCTCAAATGTACACATCAAAAAGAGTAATCCGCAAACCAGAAAAAGTAGTCAGATATTATTGCGATAATGGTTACGGTCTATCCGTTGCATGTCATGAGGGTTCATATGGAGGTCCTGATGGACTATATGAAATCGCTCTCTTGAAGGGTGACCAGTTGCACTATGACGACCATGAGTGGCAGGATGTCAGAGGATACCTAACAAAGGCAGAGGTCTGGAACTGGTTAAAGATTGTCTCAGAGTATTGAGGCAATCCAGCTGACCCAGTGTGCCAATTTAATTAGTGTCCACTAGGTGTCCTATTCCTACCAATACCGACTATAATAGGTACATAAGCAAATTAATCTTTCTCTCATGTCCACATTACATCACGAAGCATTATTAGAAACATGTTTAGATGAAGCAGTAGAAGACTTCTGTACATCTAACAAATTAACACCTGAGATGTTCGCAGAAATAGAAAACCACGTAGGCGTACAGACTGCAGTCTGGAAGTCTGCTCATCAAAAATTTGAGGACTTGTGCCAATAATATTAGTGGCACAGTCTCTAGAGACACACCGCACCTATCGGTTATAATAGGTACATAAGCAAATTAATCTTTCTCTCGCTATGATACAAAAATTTATTGAAGTCCCCAACAAAGCAATTAAAGAACCAGTCTCTCAAGGTTCTTTCGCTTATGATCTACTCTATGAGTTCGCCCTAGAATATGGTCATGCTCAGTTAGTATGGTACGCTCTCAACGGAAAGAGAGTTATAGAGGGTGAGTATTATCGTGACAGTCTATAAACTGTCACACACCCTATTGACCTCTCACATCTAACCCTTTATAATAAAGACATGAACAAAACAACTTTCTCTATGTCAGACAACAACTTAAAACCCTATTATCAGGGACGTGTTTTAATGAACGATACAGCAGCGAATGATCCTGTTTTAATTGCAGTACTTGACGCAATGGCACTAAGGGACTTCAAAACACTTGAAGCACCTATTGGCAGATGGTACATCTCAGACAGGCACTAATCATGAAAAAATCTTTTATCGTTACTGACATTCAATTTGACACTAAGTTCAAGTCAGAGCAAGAAATCAAAGACTTAGAATTTAAGGCACTTAATGCAGAGGGCGTATGGTTTACCGAGGGTAAAACCAAAGATGCATGCGAGGCGGGACTTTTTGACATGGTGCAAGACCATATGGGCGTCTACCTTACTAGTCTATCATATGAAAAGAATAGACCACACGCCCTAACCAGCTTCATGTGACAGTTCAATTAGTGGCACACGGGCGGTTGCATTGATCGCCCTATCCACTATAATAAGAACATAACAAACAAACGTCTTTCTTTCTCTCTTATGACTACTTGCTACCAAACAACACTAACCGACACAGAGTACAACGGTTGGACAAACTACGAAACTTGGAACGCTGCTCTATGGTTAGGCGCAGATGAGGGATTATATAATATTGCTCGCACTGCTATGGACTACGACCACTTACTAGAAATCTTTGAGTCATACGACATACAGGCAACTGGCGACGGTGTAAGATGGACTGATCCAAAGATCAACCAAGTTGAAATGAACGAAATGCTAGAGGAAATGTAAACCTCTAGCTCTGTGTTGGGCAATGCCAATAAGTCCCATCGCGGTAGGCAAGAGTAAGCGACCCCAGCGGAACATGCTTTTTAAACCGAATCTCTACCGCACCCATAACACAGAGAAAGACAGAGAAAGGGCAGTAATATGCCCTTTTTTTGTATCCTTAAGGGTCGCCAAGCGATCTGAAAATTGCATACTTCCCTAACCTACAAAAGTATCCAGACGAGCGATAAATAATTTTGAAAATGGTTTTTTGAAAACCTCAAATCCAAAAAAATTTTTCTGGTAAAAAATCATGAAAAAAGTCGCACACGATTTCTTTGAAGATGATGGTTTAGATTATGAAGACATGTTGAGTAACTTTGACAGCTTCTGTGACCAATTTGAAGATCGTGCATCAAAAGCATATCATACAGGAGATCAAAATAATGGAAGAGTTGTCAGTGAGATTGAACGAGTTGGAGAGAACACTCCTATGGCAGTCAGAGAAATTGAACACCCTAGAGAAAACTTTGGAGAGGCTGGCAAATCCATCGTTGATGTACAAGCGTCCGACGGGTGAGGATTACGAGACAATCGCACAGACCCTAGATTATCTACATAATAATGTGGAAGGTCTCAAAGAAGACTTTGTTAAAATTGCAAAATCGGTAGCATACTAACATGTCACATTATATCGTAGGTTATCACGACCAAGAAAGAAAACACCATGAGATTGGTGAATACGCAGAGGACGCATTTGAAGCAATTCAACATGCCAAGGAGGATGTGCCCTTTCTGCACGATCATCCTACATACGTTGATGATTGTCACGTAGAGAAGGAAGAACCCAAGATCGCTCCTCTAGGTAGTTGTTACAATTATAAGAAATTAAAGAAAGAGGGTTATGCCTAACCTAGCTTCAAAGGATACGGTGGATACAGCATCAACTGTTGGATCCTGTGGTTATACTGCTACGCCTATTGGAGGTAGTCCAGTGTCAACATCCGTCGTGGTAGGTAACCAACCTCTCAAGATTATTGCAGGAACACCGTATCAATGTGATATTGTACCTGGTGCACCGAATCCACCTTGCCAACCGAGTGGAAGGACAATTCAACCCACAGTGAACACGACTGTCTTTATTGATGGGAAGTTACCTGCTGTTACTGGTGATCAAACTCAGTTGGTTATAGGAGGTTCACCCAGACCATTGACAGGACCGTTCCAACATGCTAAGATACTAATTGGATCAAGATTATAGAATATGGCAAAAATGACAGGAGGCATCTCTGGAGGTGTCAGTATTGAGTCTAAACCCAAGAAGACCCGACAGGGTTCTGGGAAACATACAAAGTATGGTGCAACATCTCGTAATGCAAAGGGTAAGCGTTACCGTGGGCAGGGTAAATGAAGTGTTGGCATTGCGACACAGAACTCATCTGGGGTGGTGACAATGACTGTAGGGATATCACGGAGGAGTATTCCTTTGTGACAAATCTACACTGTCCCAGATGCGACTCATATGTGGAGGTGTACTATCCAAAACAGGATAGGGGTTGTTGGCAATGAATCTGATTTGTAATTTACCATGTGAGAAGGTATGGGTGCGTAAGGAATACCTAAGGGATCATCAGGATGGTCATGGAGAATTCGTGGAGGGTGTCTGGGTAGCTGCGAAGAGTATACCTGGCAGGGCATTCTACTTTGAGACGTATCTACCTGAGTATGGTGCGATGTTTGATAAACTACCCATAAGTGCTTTTCTCCGAGCACCGAAAACGCCGACGCCCGATATGAGTCTAGAGAATCTGCAATTTTGGAATTGTATGGATTATGGTGTGATGTGTATTAATAAGGGTTTTGTAGCCTCCATGGATGCTGAGATCCGCACAAGAGACCACGGGTTGATGCGTGGGCAGTATTTGTTTACCTTGGATAACTATCATGCGAATCCAGATGTTGTGGATAATAATGTGAGTGAGGTTCCACAGGAGCATAAGAGTCATAACTGCATTATGTTACAGAATGGACAGTTTGCATTGTATCCTAACAACAGGACACGTCTGTATGACCTCTCTATTACGCCACAGGAACCAAAAGTACCAGACTTTAAAGTTTCTACCATAGAATATCAGGTAGAGTCAGGAACCGACTGGGGACGTCTGGGAGATACGGATGATTATTTTTGGGAAACACCAAAAGAGAAGGAACAGAGTAAAAAAACTGGGAACGTGGATTTCCTTGCATAATTCCGCGACCTTGAATGTGTTTTCCGCGATCAAGGTCTAAATATAATATACATACGGAGACAGACAATGGTGATTAAAGTAGACAAATCAGAAGAATTTAAGAAGAGTGGTAAGAAACTTATCTCAGAGTATGATGGTGATAAGTGGTCTGATAAGATAAAGAAGAATGATGACAGAGAATTATTTGAGATGGAAAGAAAGAGAGAATATCTAGATGAATGGAGTGCAAGACAAGAACATTGGGATAATCTGGATAAATAAAAACAGCCTATTGCTGTCTCTAAATGCCTTCCTTTCAGACATTCAAGGATTTGAGTGTTACATTTAAAAGTCACCCTGTTACCAATGATTTGGTGCAGGTAAAGGATAAAGCTGCGATTGTTCAAGCAATCACTGGTTTATTACTTACAAGGAAAGGTGAAAGACCATTTCAACCTGAGTTAGGTTGTGATGTACAGGATTTATTATTTGAACCATTAGATTTTGCATCTGCTGGTACTATTAAACAAGAAATCAGAGAATGTATTGATCGTTACGAACCAAGAGTATCTGTAACAGAAATCACATGTACACCAGATTTTGATAATAATGGTTACGATGTGCAACTTCAGTATATTATTGTTGGAAGGGAAGACGCACCAGTAGGAGTAGAGTTCATCTTAGAGCGTACACGATAATGCCTTATACTCAGGTTGCCAATTTAGACTTTGAAGATATCAAAGCTTCTCTCAAAGAATATATGAGAGCACAATCAGATTTTACTGATTACGATTTTGATGGATCAGCATTATCTACCTTAATTGACACACTCGCCTATAACACCTACTATACAGCGTTTAACACTAACATGGTAGTCAATGAACTATTCATTGATTCTGCCACCTTGAGAGACAACGTAGTAGCGATTGCCAAGCAACTAGGGTACAGACCCAAGAGTGCTACATCTCCTACAGCATCTGTCTCGTTTACCGTAAATTATACAAATTCAACAACCGATACAGAACTCATCCTAAAGAAAGGAACAGGATTTATTTCTTCTTTTGATAATAACATATATCAGTATGTTGTAATTGATGATGTAAAGGCACAGGTCATCAATGACGTTGCAACATTTACTGATATTGAAGTAAAGGAGGGGACACAACTTGTCAATACCTTTACCGTTAACGCCTCGTCAAAAAATCAAAGATTTATTCTTGATAATCAGAATATTGACACTAACACAATTAGAGTAAAGGTATTTCCTACTGGAGGTAGCTTCAGTGAACCATACCTTGTAGCAGATAATATTCTAGGTGTTGATGCAACATCAAAAGTATTCTTCCTTGATGAGATTGAGGATGAGAGATATGAGATTCTCATGGGCGATGGTGTCTTGGGTAAGAAACTTGATAACAATGCACGTATTGAAGTATCATATTTAACAACATCAGGTCCTGAGAGTAATGGAGTTCGTACATTCGTCTTCTCTGGAGTTCTTGAGAACCCTAATGGTGTATCTCCTAATGCATTCACCACATCTATCACCTCTACCACGCCTTCAGCAGGCGGTGAGGAGATTGAAAGCACTGCTAAGATAAAATTTACCGCACCTAAGTCATATGGAACACAAGACCGTGCAGTCACCGCACAGGACTATGAGGCAATCGTTCGCCAAATATATCCAGCAACTAGTGACATCATTATATTTGGTGGAGAAGATCAAGAACCACCAGAATATGGAAAGGTATTCATTGCGTTAAAACCGAAGGATGCCAGCTACCTAACATCATTTACGAAAAAGAGTATTATAGATGAATTGAAGAAGTTTATAGTTGCATCTGTAGAACCACGATTGATAGATCCATCAATCCTTTTTGTTGAACTGACAAGTAAAATTTTCTATAATAGTCAGGCAACAGATCAAACACCATCACAGATTAGAGATAAGGTTATTGGTGGTGTACAGTCTTATCTTGATACTAGTGATACTGAAAAGTTCAATGGTAAGTTTAGATATAGTAAAATGGTTGGTGTGATTGATGATGCAGATATCTCAATCAATTCTAATTTGACTGAGGTAACGATGAGAAAGGATTTTTATCCTTCCTTAAATTCTACCTTCTATTATGAGTTATGTTTCCAAAATGAGTTTGATAAAGATTGTGACGAACCAGTCCTTGCAAGCACTGGATTTAGAGTTACTGAGTATCCCAACTTTGACGTTTTTCTAGAAGATAGGAATGGTAAAATTGTCCTATATAGACTAGATAGCGTAACTGGCGAAAAGGTTGTCCTTGACAGTGATGTTGGAGACATTGAATATGAAAAAGGTGAACTTAAATTGTATGATCTAACTATCATCAAGGGTAGTTTCTTTGACAATCGCATCTCTGTTAGAGTCAAACCGCTTTCTAATGATATCAAGGCACTCCGTGAGGTTTATCTTGATGTTGATGTTGCAAATTCATCGTTCACCGCATTCAAAGAGTAAGTAAATGCCTGCTGTAAAGACTAAGAGAATATCAACTCTCATTGAATCGCAGCTTCCCGAATTCATCAGTACAGAGTATGAACTGTTTAGTAAGTTTATTACAAAGTATTATGAACATCAGGAGGTACAAGGTGGCACGTTAGATATTATTAATAATATCCAAAAATATGCAGACATTGATTATTATGAAAAAAACTTACTTAGACAACATGATACTTTGGACGTTAGTATCTCTGATACTGATGATACAATTGTATTACAAGATGCAACGAGTTTTCCAAAAAGAAACGGATACGTAAGAATAGACGACGAAATAATTTTCTATGAATCAAGAACAACAACAACTTTATCAGGAGCAGTTAGAGGTGTTAGCGGTAACACAACTCTTGGTGATCTTTATAACTCGTCAAGCTACACCAGCACAGATGCGAGACCACATAACGCTGGTCAGAGAGTTCTTAATGTAAGTAATCTCTTTCTCTATGCGTTAGTAAAGAATTTTGAGAATCAATACCTTGGTTCTTTTCCAGAAAAATATCTCAAGGGTGAGGTAGATAAAAGAACTCTGATTAAAAATATTCAGAAGTTTTACAAAGCTAAGGGAACCACTAGTTCCATTAAGTTTGTATTCAACACTATTGTTGCTAAAGAAGTAGACAATAAACCAGAAGTTTATAAACCAAGAGATTTTACATACAAGGTATCTGAATCTGATTGGATCAATGTATATGCTCTTAAGTGTAAGGTCATATCTGGTGACATTTACAATCTGGTTGGAAAGAAGATTGTTCAGACTGAAACAGATGAGTATGGATATGCCGATGCTACCGTAGATAACGTATATGCTGATGGTACAGCAGATAACGAACAGATTTTTAATATTGTACTCGCACCAGAAACTGTTAATGGTGAATTTGCAATCTCAACTAAGACTAAACTTGAGAAAACAGTATCTGGAACAGATAGCACTGGTAATAGAATCAATGTCTCATCCACTCTTGGTTGGGGTAAGACAGGTTCTATTTTAATTGGAACCGAGACAATCACATTTAAGGAGAAAACTGTAACTCAGTTTATCATTGACGATAGACAACCATCTGGAGCTATTTCATATCCAGTAGGAACAGCTGTATATAAACCAGTAACAATTTCTAATTCTAATGTAACATTACTTACATTTGGTGTGGTCTATAATTTAAGACCAAAATCTGCTCAACCATATTCTAGTTCTGGTGATAAAATTCTTGTATCTAGACCTGGTTTTGAGACTGCAGATCCTAAGATTGTACAGACTGGCACAAATCAAACAAGATGGTTATTGAATCAAGGGACTGCACCAGTGATCCCAACATTACCAAGTATTCAATCATCTGTAAGTGAATTAACTACAGATGTATCATCTATTTTTGCAGACGAACAATATTACTATATTACTTCCTCATCATTTCCATCATATAAAATTCTTGATGGATCTACAGTAAATGAAGAATTACTAGATCAAAAAATTCTTCGTATTATTAGAAGAGAGGCAACAAGAACTACAGAAACATATAAGACTCCAAATAGAGATGTAGGCATCCTTCTAAACGGTGTCCCTGTCTACGGTTTCAGAGATCATGATAGTGTTCGTTTTGGTAAACTAGAAGAGATAAAAATTAATACACAAGGTAGAGGTTATGCAAAACCACCTTTTGTGTTGATTGATCAAGTTCCTAATAAAGCTAGAGCAGTCCTAATTGGACAAGTCGTAGAGAGAATTATTGTTGATACTCAAGATGTTTTTCCAAGAACTCCAGATGTTACTATTACTTCTGGTAGAGGTGCAGTGGTTCGTGCAATTGTAACTGGTGGTAAAGTAACAAGTCTCGTTATTGATAATGATGGAGAATTTTACTCATCTCCACCAATCGTAAGAATCAGAGACAATGCTGGTAGAGGAAGATTTGCAAACTATAATGCAATCGTAAACACTGATGGTAATATCACTGGTTTTGAAAAAATTGACGAGGGTAATTTTTATAATCAGAACACTGTTATTGTAGACATCATTCCTGTTGGAGAAGATGCAACAGGTATCCCATTATTAAAAGAATGGAATTTTAACAGATTTAATAAACTTGAAAATAAACTTGATACAGAGTATGGTTACATTTTTCAAAATTTTAATAATGTATTAGAATATGGTTATGGACATGTTGGTAATCCAAAAGCTTTACGTATTTCTCTTGGTGACAACATAAACAATGCTGGCACTGAACCTGCTACAAAAATTCATTCTCCCATTATTGGTTTTGCCTATGATGGCAATCCAATTTATGGTGCTTTTGGTTATGAGGATCCTTTGGATTCTACGTCATCTATTATTAGAATGACATCTAGTTATTCTTTGAACGGAACTCGTAGAGAAGGACCTTCACTTTCCAAGTATCCTCTTGGATCGTTTAACAATGATTACACATACACTCATAAGAGTGGCACACTAGATCAAAACAATGGAAGATTTTGTATTACCCCCGACTTTCCGAAAGGAACTTATGCTTATTTCATTACTATTGATAGCAATCAAGTACCGCAATATCCATACATTTTAGGAGAGAACTTCTACTCCTTACCTGTTGATAGTAATTACAATTCCAATATCAATCAAGATGATATTCCTAAAAATTCTAAAAAATATTTTATTGATGGAATGCAAGGAAATGGTGAAGGTGTTATTGCATCTATTAATGAGGTAAAATCTGGAACTGTTGATAGTATTGATGTAATTAGATCTTCTGATAATTTTTCTATCAATTCACAATTATATTTTGATAATAGAGGAACAGAGGGATCTGAGGTTGAATCTATTATCTCTTCTGTAAAGGGAAAGAGTGTCAATTACTTAGAGTGTAAAGAAAATAAAGTTGTAAAGCTAACAACAATTCAAAATGCATATTTGTTTGCAGATGATACATTGTCACAACCATCATCTGGTGCATTTGGCACAATTGTTGGTACAGTTAGAAATGACAATACTATTGTTCTTAGAAATGTTAACGGAACCTTTGATGAGACTGGAACTTTCTCTGCTGCAATTAAGACTTTCTTAATTTTGTTAGACCAAAGAAGTTCTTACACCAAAGGTGCCACATTAAGTCTTACTGATGGTGTCAATGCTCCTATTGCCACTGCTGAGGTATTAGAAGGAACATCCTCTCAAAACACAGTTCAGATCAAGGTTCTTACAGGCACATGGATCGTTGATGATAATTATTTCTTACAGTCAAGTAATCTATTCAATACTTCTGGAACAAAAATAGTAACACTAACCTCTCTTAGTGATGGACTCAATCCATTTGAGGTTAATCAGAGTGTTGCTTTGATAGAGACATCAACACCTCATGGATTAGGTATTGGTGATAAAGTAACAGTTGATATCAATCCTAATGACAATACAACAACTAAGACTTATTATTTAAGAAAGAGGTTATATCAAGAAGCTATTCTGATTCCACCTAATAATAAAACTACTATTGATTTCACTGGAATAGGACGTTATGACATACTCAATGGAGGAGCAGATTATACTGCTGGAACTTACACTAGTGTTGCTCTTACTGGCGGATCGGGTACTGGTGCCACTGCTACATTTACTGTATCTGATGCTGGCATAGTATCTGGTATACAAATACAAGATGCTGGCACAGGATATGCTAGAGGAGACTTCTTATCTGTTGCTGATGAGGATTTAGTAAGATCTGGTGCATCACAATCTACTGCAAGATTTACCATTTATGTGGGACACGTTGGTTTTGCATCTGGTGTAACAAAAGTTACAGTTAAGGATGCTTTAGGATTTGCTGTTGATGATTTGATTCAAATTGGTGAAGAAATATTAAAAATTGTAGGTATCAATGGAAAAGATATTTCCGTAATCAGAGGACAGGAAGGAACTGATGATGTAGATCATTTTGATGGACAAGAGGTATCTCTTTATAAAGCACAATATAACTTTGTAAACAATTACCAGATTTTTACGGGGTCTGGTTCTGGATATATTCAATCATATGATCCTGTAACACATAAGATTGTTATTGTATATGATTATGGAACAATAAAACTTAATGCAAATGAAATTACATTGAGCTCTAGTTTCTTTGATTCTAGTAATCCATCAAGATTAGTTTCTGTCAAATCTGCTGAAGAGTTAATTTACAAATTTGAGTTTTCAGAAGACAATAGTACATTCACACCTAACCCAAACATAAATTTACAAGAGTTTTACAAGTATAAGTTTGATACGTCTCATTCTAGTCTCACTGGGACTTATTTTGATATTAGTCCAAGTAGTAACTTTAATTTAATCACTACAGAAAAACAAGAATCCGAAATTTTACCTGGCAATACAGGATCATTTACAGATGTTAAGTTTGGATTTGGTTACAGAGATGCATCAAATTCTTATGGTAAAAAGATTGGCACAGATTTTACAAACTTCTATTATTTTGATAGAAAGAATGTGGTAAATGCTGGTGGAGCATTTTTTAAGATTATAACAGATCCACTACAAGGAATTAAAACAATCAATTATGTTACACCAAATCGTTTTGTTTATGATGTTACTAGCGAGCCTCTTTGGGATGGTTCTGGATCCATTTCTTATACTACTACTGGTCAGTTCGCAATCGGAGAGATTGATAAGGTCAACATCATCAACCTTGGATTAAATTATAAAAAGGTTCCATCTATTATTGGTGTTGATGCATCAGAAAGTTTTAGAGCATCTGCCACAGTATTGTTTGATGTTGCCTCTCAAACTATTACTGGTGTTAGGGTAGATAAGAAAGGTTCAAATTACGTAAATCCAAAAGTTGTAATTGTAGAGGGTGATGGTGTTGATGCAGAGTTTGATATTGTTGTTAGAAATGGAGAAATTTTCTCGTTAGTTGTATCTAAGGTGGGAAGAGGATATACAAAAGCACCAGTTATTCAAATCATTGAGGGTGATGTAGAAGCTTTTGCAAATAGCACTTCTATTGGTGTTCCTCAAAGTGTGTCATTTGTTAGAAATGGTGGTGCATTCCATTTAGATAAAACAGTATCATCCTCCTTTACATCAAACTATGTTGCTGTTCTTAAAAATTATAATGGAGATTTTAGAAAAGGTGAGTTAGTAGTACAGAGAGTAAATGGTATAGAGGTATTAAGAGCAAGAGTTTCTGAGTGGAGATTTGGTTCAAGATTATTAAAATTAGAATCTGTAGTTGGAATTATTCGTGAGGACATTGCAATTGAATCTTATAATACCACTGTGTCTGGTATTGTACATTCAATTTTTGTCAGCACATTTACAGAAGATATTTCTAGTTTCTATGATAATGCAGGATTCTATACTTCTGATAAAGGTCGTTTAGGTGTATCTAATCAAAAACTTATTGATAGTTTCTTCTATCAAGATTATTCATATGTTATAAAATCAAAAACACCCATTGATGAATGGCGTGATCTTATCAAGTCTACAACTCATCCTGCAGGATTTAAGTTGTTTGGACAAGTTGATGTAGAGTCAATTGCCAGTAGTGAGATGGCAGCTGAACTGCCAAAAGCATCTCATTTTAGTGTTATACAACTCTGGGATCCTGATAAAAATAAAATTACCGTTGAGAGCACAAAGCAGGTAACAACACAGACAATTCAATCTGTAGAAAGTCAAAGAATTCGTAAAGCGTTTGGAACTGCTGCAACTAGTGAATTCTTATTCAATGAGGTTAGTGCATTTGAGTTTACACTTGGTGCATCGTTTGACGGTTACTATGACACAGATGGGAAATTACAAGGAACTAAATCATTCCAAATTTTAAGCAATGGGACACCTTTCTTCCCATCTTCAGAAAAAGGTATTATCGTAACTCTAGATGGTGTCATTCAAGAACCTGGCATCTCATATACTATTTCTGGAGATCAAATTGTATTTTCTGCTCCCCCTCTTGGAAATGGAGCAAAACTAACTGGTGATGCTGGTGAGACTACTGCATACAAAGGTGTTACATTCTATGGTAAGGTATTCCAGTTTAAAGATAATCAATATAACACTAAACATCTAAGAAAAATTAGAAATATTTTCCAACGTGGTGGAACTTGGATTGATGCAGCAAATCAAATTGAAAGAAACGTAGAGTTTATTGTAAATGAAACTATTGGGTATGGAAAAGCAACATATCCTACATTAGACTGGGCAACTAAACAAGATGACTATGAAAGAAATATTCGTGCAATCTTAGATGCTTACCAACATGATATTAGATTTGGTGGAAATATAAAAACAATTGACTACTCTTCTATCTTCAATTCAAATGATGAGTATTTGTACATTCAAAATAATAAAACAAATTCTAATGCAATTTTTGCTTATGCTACAAGGTTAGCAAAACTAGCTATCAGGAATTGGGACTTTATTGATGTTGATGTTGAGTATATTTTAGGACAAAATACAATTAAAGTTACAAGCACTGAAAATCTTGCTATTGGTTTGTTTGTAAGTTCTGGTAAGGCATTTTCATCTGGAACTAAAATTGTATCTATTGACAGTGAAACTCAAGTAACAGTAAGTAGTTCTGCACTTGCAAACTCTGGTACTAGTGGTGGTGTTGCTTCTGGTCTCACTGAGATTAGTGGGACTGCTGGTGCTGGACAAACTAACAACCCAACAGACGTTGCAAGAGTTACCACAGGAACAACATTTGACGTTCCTGTTGGTTCTACATTTGGTGTTCCTGTATCCTTCTCAGGAACTGATCAAGCAAAATTTGGTTGGAGTGCATTGAACAATGGTATGTTCTATAAAGCAGGTGAGTTAATTGATCTTAATAGAACATTCATTGTAACTGAGTCCTTAAACTGGGCACAAGCACAATATCCTTCATTAAACTGGGGATCTCTCGCAACTAAGTGTGGTAGAGACATTGGTCTTATCATAGATGCATACGTTTACCATCTTAAGTTAGGTGGTAACTTTAAGATTGTTGAAGCAGCACAACTATACTATCAGAAAAATGATTACCCATATGGCGAAGAATTATACTATATCACTGGACAGTTAGCTGAAACTATTGCTACATTTGAATATGCAAAAGATCTAATGATCCAAGCAATGAGAAATCTATTGCCTGGTCAGGATCCTGATGTATTAGTTGATTCACAATCCCCTGCATGTGTAGAGGTAGCGAGCACACTTAACACATATCATAGCATTGTTACTACTATTCTTACAGAGGGTAGAGGTCTTGTAGAAAAAACCAAACAAAATGAAAATAAAGCAGGTAATTGGACTCCTACTCTTACATATTCAAATTATAATATTTTAGGAGATCCTTTACTACCAGCACAGGAATGTAACAATGTAATTTCTGCAATGGATTCTTTATATGAAAACTTGAGCGATGTTTTAAAAGAAGAAGAAGTTACCAGAACTCTTCCTGATTACATTGATGGTGAGAATAAAGAATTTGAATTATATTGGGATGACAATACAGTTGTGAACACAGAAAAAGATGAGAACTTATTCCTCACTATCAATGCTGTATTACAAAGACCTAAGTTTACAGAAGTATTTCCTTTAGGAGACTCTTATGTTATTGATAAAACTGTAATTCCTAATAAAATTAAATTTGATGTTGCTCCTATTTGGGATCAGGATCTTGGAGCTAAAACTATTGGTGAACCAACTGCAGTAGAAAAAGTTGCAGGTATTGGTGTTGGTAATTATAAGAGACTTACTATTGACTACAACTTAGTTGATGGTGTAAGAAACGGTCCTTTCTTAATTTTAGATGTAGAGGATAACACTGTACAAAACATAGAATCTGAAGATAGTCTCTATGTGTTCTTAGATGGTGTATTACAAGTAAAAGGAAAGGCGTATACAGTGTCAGGTCCTAATATCACATTCCACTCTCCTATTCAAAGTGAGATGATTATTGATATTAGATATCTTTATGGTAGAGATGTTGGACAAGTTCTTAACATTTATGATTATGCACCTGACACATATTTTGCACAAGGAACATTCTCTTTTGATTCTACTGTATTGAGTGCTCTATTAAAATATGATTGGATGGGTGATGCTGTTGGATCTTCAATCCAAGTTTGGCAACAAAGAGCAAATGGAACATACAATGTTATTGGTGAAATTAGAAATCCAGTGTCCAATGGAAACAATGTAGTGTTTGACATCAAAGGTCAAAATGGTTCTCCTGAGAGTGGTTTAGATTATACCTTTGTACCAAAAGGATATTATGAGAGAACATTTGTAATTGCAGATGCTGATATTTCTAATGTAACTGTATCATATGTACAAGACGACTCTGGAAGAAAAATTCTTAAAGATGACAATGGTATATGGTCAGGAAGTAACTATGGAATAACCTATAAAAAACCATTTGTATCACTATCAAATGGAGATAGAATTCGTGTAGATGGAGAAGAGGGATTCCGTAATATTAAAAGATTACCATCAGAAGCTACCAGTAAAGATGGTAGAGACGGGGAGCAATTAACTGACGATATATTCAGTTCAGTCTCAGTTGAGTCTTATACTGGAACTACGAGAGGAGAGGGTTTATCTGTAGTCGCTACTATTCAAAATGGTAGTGTTGTCAAATTAACTTGGAATCAACGTAGTTACGATCCTATTACGCAACCAACTGCGTATCAATATTTCACACCACCAGTTCTTAAATTTATACCTGAGAATGGTGAGGGTGGTGGTGCAAGAGCAAATGTTCTTGTAAGCAAGGGTCAAGTTATTAGTGTTGATCTTATTGATGGTGGTTCTGGTTACACTAAAGCTCCAAAAGTTATTACAACAAGAAGGTTTGATATTCTTTCTGATAGGGATATTGGAATATCATTAATTAATGTCGCTATTAGACCTTACTTAAATGTTTCTCAAACTGGTTTAATTATATCAACTATTGATATTCTTGGTAATAGATTAGTTGATGTAAATTCTTATTCTTCTGTAGATCTACGAAGTCCAGCAGATGCTGATCGTAAGATAACAGCTGAAATTCAAATTGACAAAGATAATATTGTAGATGGTGAATCTGGATTTGATATGCCAGCAGGTATTGATCAACCTGGTCCTGCTCAAATTGTATTCATTGAACCACAACCTGTTGAGATTGAGGGAGTTGGTGGTGTATTGAGACTTCAAGGTTCTGTAAGTGTTGTTTCTGCAGAAGTTCAAGATATTGTTTCTCTCAATTCTATTTCTACTGTAAGTAGGGCAGTTACAAGTAACATACAGAAAATTATTCCTAATGATGCTCTGTCTAATATTAACTTCTTTGAGACTGCTGCATATCTTGATGTTGACTTTAATATTGGTGATTCTATTGCTTACATTCCAGACACCACTAAATTTGATCTAATGGGTCTACTATTGGTTGGTGATGAGGTTGTATACTACAATCGTAAACTCTCTGATAGATTTACCAATATCCTCAGAGGTCAAAAAGGAACTACAGAACAAAATTGGACTGCTGGTACTTTCTTGAGACAGATTCCAGAACTTGTATCTGTTGCTCCTGTTGGTGTCGTTCAGATACAAACTGAAAGTGATGTTACAATGATTAGCATTGGATTTGTAGATTCTGGATTTGAAAGGAAGGTACAAAGACAAGTAACATCATTTGATGATTTAGAAATTACTAAATCAGCACTTGAAGTTGTCTTAACTCCACCACCAGGCGGTGTTGTTGATGGATATGCAGAAGAAATATTCTTAACAGATCCAATTCCCGTTAGATCTGGTAATACAACTGGTGGACATGATGGTGAGGTTGATCTTATTGAGATCAATGGTGGTTACCATGTTGCTAAGAGAAATGCAACTGAGGTTCTCATTGTTAACTCAATATTTGGAAGAACCGCTGAATATATTGGACAATATACTAAAACAAATGTAGGACACACTATCAGTCATTTTGAGGGTATCTTTGATGATGGTGCTGCTGGTGTATCTGGTTTATCACTTGGAGAACTTGATCTTTACTTTGGATCTCTTACTATCAGAGATTTTGAAGAAAGAGGTAAATCTAGTTACACACTAGCAGGTAATAAATTCGTAATGATGCCTCCATCAATACAAAATCCTGTGACAACTTCACAATCTAGTGGTACTATTGGTGGTCCTATAGTTGTTGCTGATACAACTCATTTCCCTGACTCAGGATATCTTTTCCACAATACAGCTGGAGTTTCTTCTACTCAAGGATACACATGGACACAAGACACATATGGATTATCTGGTGCTCAAAATCTAGAAACCACTGCTAATAAAAAGTTTGGAGATAGATCTGTATTCCTTGATGAGACTGCTGGTAGTGTAGATGGTAGTAAAATAACTGCTCCTATCGGAACTCATCTTGGAGCAGGAGATTTTACAATTGACTTCTGGGCTAAGAAAGAGATTAGTAGTTCTAGTGGTGATACCAGTGCTGGATTATTATACTATGGAACTAATTTACAATCAGGTGCATCGTGGAAAGTCTCATCTGGTGCTTTAGATTACTTCTTACCTATGTTTGGTTTCTCAATTTATGTGAATAGTGTATGGAGCTTTAATTTGTCAAGTATAATATTTTGGAATGGTGGAGATGATTCATATACCAACTGCGGAAACTTGAGTACAAATTGGACTCATTTTGCAATCACTCGTTCAAGTGGAACTATTAAAGTTTTTGTTAATGGTGTAGAGAAAGCATCTAAAACTAATACTCAGGATTATACACAAGCTGGTGCTATTGCTTCTGGCAATGCATGGGGAACAGGTGGACAAGCTTTGTTTTCTATTGGTAGTAGTAACTACTCTACTGGTTTAGATTGTTTTAATGGTTATATAGATGAGGTTCACATAAGCAACATCGCCAGATATACATCTAGTTTTACACCACCTACTGCAAGGGTTCTTCCTGATAATTACACTACATCATATGATAATTTTGATACTCCAATTCCATCTAACTCTGGTGTCATACAATACACTGGAAAAACAGCAACTTCATTTACTGGATGCTCACATTATAGAGGCAGTACCACGATTGCTTCTGGATCTGAAATAATTCCATTTTCACCAGTATAAATAAACAATATAAATAACTCAGGCACAAACTACAACGTTGGACAAATAAAACCATGGCTGCTATCATTTCTGATAAGTTTCGTATTTTCAACGCGAAACAATTCCTAGAATCACTTACAGAGGGCGCAAACGATACGAGCGCGGAACGATCTAGGATGTACTTCTTTGTGGGTAGACCGCAACCTTGGAAAGCATATTTAGAAATTTATTCAAAAGGTTCCACAGCTTTTGCTGTTGGTGACGAGGTATACGTCGGGACATATGGTTCCACTGCTTTCCGCGCCACCATTGCTCAAGTTTATGATAGTGCCCTTCTTTTGACCGACGTTTTTGGCAGCAATGGCGTTAACTCTGCTCCTCCTCTTGGTTCTTCTCTGAAGGGTAGAACAGGTGGTGCTGGTGGTTCTGATACAGGTGCTACTGCTAAATCTGGCGTTTATCGTTATGCAACCGAAGACGTTCCTCCCCTTCCTCTTGATAACCAGAGAGAAAAAATTAATCTTTATGACGAACTAATTGCAGCTAAGCGTATTACTGATGCTTTTGCAAGAACAGTTATCCGTCGTTATAATTGGGATCTAGTTGCTAACCCTAAGTATGATATGTGGAAACCTGATTACTCTGCTACACCTGGTGGCGGTGGTCAAATTGGTAAGCAAACTGCAACTGGTGCAAACACAATTGCAGACGCAAAATTTTATGTGATGAATTCCACATACGAAGTCTTTAAATGTCTCTATAATGGAGAAAGTCCTTCTAATAGCACAGGACAGAACGCAACTGAAGAACCAAGCACTGCAGGTGGTAACTATGATTCATCAACTGGCATCTATACAGAAACAACTGGTGCTGGTTATATTTGGAAGTATATGTATACTATTCCAACTGACGATGTTTTAAAATTCCTTTCATCTGACTTTTTACCAATCGTTCTTCCTGCTAACGCTTCTAGAACTGCTGTTGTAGCACAAGCTGTAGAGGGTGCTGTTGATGTGGCAGTTATTGAAGACGCTGGAAGTGGTCTTCCTGCGTCACAAACTCTATACACAGGCATTAAGGGTGATGGATCTAATGGTGTCGTAGAACTCGTAACAAATGGTTCTGGAACAATCACTTCAGCAAGTATTCAAAATCGTGGATCAGGTTATACTTATGGTAATGTATTGTTAGGTAATGGTAATCTATTCTCTGATTCTGGTTTATCTTCTGCAGTCACAACTGGTGCATCTGCTGTCGGTGCTATTGAAGTTATTCTTCCTCCTACTGGTGGACATGGTTCTGATCATGAAACAGAACTAAACGGTAAGCGTGTTATGACAAACATCCGTCTTACATACTCAGAGGGATCTGGTGACTTCCCAGTAGACAATGACTTCCGTCGTATTGGTATTATTGCTGATCCATTCAATTGGGGAACAACAACATTTTCAACTGCGGACACATTATCTGGATTAAAATCTGTTAAAATTACAGGTGCTTCTGCAGATTACTCAGTTGATGAAAAAATTACTCAGACTGTAACTGGTGGTACAGCTTATGGTACAGTTGTATCATGGACATTGGATAGTGGTTCAACTACTGCTGGAGTTCTTAAGTATATCCAAACAAATGATGCTCATACAGACAATGGTGTTGTGAGAGCGTTTGAGTCTAATGGTTCTAATGCTATTACTGGAGAGCAATCTACTGCATCTGGTAACGTAGATACATCCTATGGTTCTACAACATTAGGTGTTACTTTTGCAAGTGGTTTAGCAGCGCCTGAGATTGAAAATAATTCTGGTGATGTCATCTATGTTGAGAACAGAAGACTAATCACTCGTGCACCTGACCAGATTGAAGATATCAAGTTAGTTATTGAATTCTAAAAACTGCGCTAAATACTAGGGACTAGATACTTAGTATTTTGGCGAAGTAAGATGCCTCAGAAGACAAACCTAAATGTAACTCCTTATTACGAGGACTTTGACGCGAGTAAGAATTTTTATAAGATTCTATTCCGTCCTGGCTACTCTATTCAAAGTAGGGAATTAACGCAAGTACAATCTATTCTACAGAATCAGATTGAGAATTTTGGAAAATACGCATTCAAGCAAGGTGAACTTGTAATTCCTGGCGAGGTAGGTCTTAACACAAAATTAGATTACGTAAAATTATCGTCTGTTTCTGAGGTCGCTGTCTCAGAGGGAGACGATATTGTTTTTAAGAAATATGATATTACTCAATTAGTAGGACAACAGGTTGTAGGTCTTACCTCTGGCGTCATCGGAACCATTCTTTCAACAAAGTTAGCAACTGAATCTTCTGCAGATACTTTGTTTGTTAATTACATTAATAGTGGTAATTCCAATACTGAGACTACTTTTAGACAGGGTGAGACTCTAGAGGTAGTTGATGGTGTCAATACTCCTTTGCTAGTTGTAGGGACAGATGGTAGTGTTCTTCCTACTAGTATTGAGATTACTAATCCTGATACAGGAGAGGTAACATCTTTAGAAAGTCCTGCAATGGGATTTGGTTCTGCTGTAAAAGTAGAAGAGGGTATTTACTTTGTAAATGGTTACTTTGTTCGTAATGACGAGGCATTACTTGTTATTGATGAATATTTTAACAAACCATCTGCAAAGGTAGGTTTTACAATTAAGGAAGAAGTTATAACACCAGAAGAGGATGCAAGTTTATATGACAATTCTATTGGGTCTGCAAACTATACTGCACCAGGCGCACATAGATTAAAAATTAGTTTAGAGTTAAAAGAGTTCGCTCTAAATGCAATTACTGATAAGAATTTTATCCAATTACTAAGTGTCTCTAGAGGTCAAATTCAGAGTAAAATTTCCTCTACAGATTTCAGTGTTTTAGAACAAACATTAGCTCGTAGAACTTTTGATGAGTCTGGAGATTATGTTGTAGATAATTTTTCTGTAGATATTAGAGAGTGGGCACAGAAAGATGGTAATAGAGGTATCTACGGTGTTGATGAGTTTGGTCTCTTTAATGGAAAGAATGCTTCTGAAGCAGCAAGAAAAATGGTTGCCAGTATTGGTCCTGGCAAAGCATATATTAAAGGATATGAGATTGTTAATAAAGAAACTAAGTATCTTGAAATTAACAAAGCTAGAGAAAGTTTATCCAGTGATAATGTAAATCTAAAGAGTAAAGGTCTTCCTACTTATAGTGTTACTAATGTTTTTGGTAGTGTTCCTCTAAACAAAGAAGGATCCGAATTAACTGCATACCCAGATGTATTCTTGTATGCTACCTTTAACGATGGATCTATTGGATTAAACAATACAGAGTTACCAACTGATCATAGACAAACTATTGATAGAAGAGGTAAAATTTTTAATACTGATGATGGAATCAAAACCATTACTCTACAGATTACTAATACTACAACTCTTATTGGTGCTGTAACAGATTCTACATTCCAGACTCAATTTGGTGAATTGTTCTATATTAAAACTAGAAGTGATGTAGGAACACCAACTGCAATCAGTTCTTTCAAAACTTTATCTTTTGCAACGTCAAACAAACCATTAATTAATTCATCTGAATCTGTGCAATTTTTAGAATTAACAGTATTTGGTAATAAGAGTGAATTAGAACTACTTGCATTAGAATATGATTTATCTGATAGTGAGTTTAAGAGAAAAATTTATCTAACAGAAGCTGATGCTGCTGCAGGAAACGATGAGTTTGGATTTATTGTAGATTACTCTGAAATTATTACTCCTGTTATTGGTAAGACAAAACCAAGCAACTTTTTCTTAAAAAGTAGAGGATCTGGTTTTAATTCTGATTCTGATATTGTATTATCAAAAGGTCGTTTAGAAGCAGGAACATCTGCATATAATACTACATTTGGTTATTCATATTTTGATCCTCAGTTCTTTACTAAAATTATCTTAGAATCTATCCCTTCAGGTGCTAATGCATTTGATGAGGGTAAGTATGTATTTGGTATTGATAGTGATGCATATGGTGTTGTGGAAGGATCATCAGCTGGTGTTTATAGTACAGGAAGAATTTTATTCATTAAGACTTTATCTGGTAAATTCCAATCTGGTGAGACAATTAGAGATGAAGATGGAAATACTGTAAAGATCGCAAAAGATAATACAATCTCACATTTTGTTGTACAAAATAGAGGTCTAGGATATGCTGACGGTTGTTCTTTACTAATCAACGGTCTTGAGTTTGATGCATCAAAAATTGATTTGGGTAAGACTATTGCAGGTAACATTTATAATGCAACTATTGTTAATAGAAGAGCAGTAAGTATTGAGTATGCACAACCACCAGCTGTTACTGTAAAATCTCCTGATGGTGCATCTGCTCCTAGTTCAGCAGCTGCTGTTGTACCTATTCTGTTTAGAAATACAGTTACAACATACACTCCACAAAATGTTAAATCTATTGGTTGCTCTTATGGTTCTGGAAACTCTAACTCTTTCTCTGCAGATGTTGTTGTAGATAGTCAGGTTAACTCAGAAATAAAAGCAGTAACAAATTTTACATTTTTTGGTTCACAAGGATCTAATTTTATTGAGTCTACAAGTTTCAGTGCTGATGCATCTATCTTATTACAGCAAGGAGATCTTGTGCAATTTTCTGACGATTCAAACAACTTAGTTCGTGCAATAGTACAGTTTGCCACAAAACAAGAGGGATCTTCTAAGTCTAGAGTCTATCTAGATACTGTTTTGCCTGGCGATGTCACAAATACAAGTATTGTTCGTTTACGTCCTAAAGTAGAAAACACCAACTCAGGAACATTATTATTCCCAACTGGTAGTAAACAAGTATCTCAAATATCTGCTGGTGGTGAGGATAGTAAAATTAAATATTTCTTCCGTAGAGATTTTGTAACCACTGCATCCTCTGGTGGTGGTACAATTACATTTGCTGCACAATTACCATTCGGTACACAAAGATTTGCAGCTTATAGTGAAAATAACTTTATTATTACAGTTTTAGATCCTGGCGATTCACCTGACATTGTAAAAGGTGATATTGTTTTTGTCTCTGAGGATTCTGTAGAAATCACATCTGCCACTGATACTGCAAGTGGTCTTACATCTGGTAGTATTAGTTTACAGTTGCCATCATCATATTTTGGAAATATTCCTACTAATGGTACATTCCCTAAATTAAAATTGACTGCTACATTAGAAGTATCTAATGCAAAACCAAGACTTAAAACTGCAGTAAGAAATAAGAGAATTGTTATCGCCTCTGCTGGTGATCGTATTGTACCGTTTAGAGGACAAGATTTTGATACAGAAATTGTAGAGACTTTATCATATGCTGATGCTTTTAGATTGAGATATATCTACGAAGGAACATCCTCTCAAGCACCTGATGTAGACACAGCTGGTAATTTAATTTCTGGAACTGATGTTACTGCGAGATATACATTTGATAATGGTCAAAGAGATACATTGTACGATGTTTCTAGAATCGTATTGAAACCAGGTTTTGAACCTGCAGCTGGACAATTATTAATTGCATTTGATTACTTTGAACAATCTCAAGGTGATTTTGTAACTATAGACAGTTATTTACATGAAGCAGGAGTTCCAGAAGATGAGATTCCTTCTTTCAATTCTTCCGTACATGGAAACTTAGAACTTAAAAATGCAATTGATTTTAGACCTAAAGTAGATAGTGATGCTATCATTCCTGGTTTCCTCAACATTGCTTCTCTAGAAACAACTGCTGGATCTTTTGCTGGTTCTGGTGCTGTATTGTCAAGCACACCAGCTCCTGATTCAAATCTTGAATTTACATTTTCCTTCAGTCAAATACAATACTTAGATCGTATTGATGGTATTTTCTTAGATAATAAAGGTCAGTTTATAGTTAAAGAAGGTAACTCTTCTCTCAATCCAAGCAAACCAGATCCTATTGATGATGCTGTACCTCTTTTCTATGCATACATTCCTGCATTTACTAAAACAACAAAAGATGTAAGAATTACACCAGTAGATAATCGTCGTTATACAATGCGTGATATTGGTAAACTAGAAAAACGTATTGAGAGATTAGAATACTATACTACACTTAGCATCTTAGAACAACAAGCCCTTAATATGCAAGTCAAGGATGAGATTGGTCTTGATAGATTTAAGTCTGGTTTCTTTGTGGATAATTTTGAAGCACATTTAGTGGGTAACTTACAATCTCTTGACTACAGATGTGCAGTGGACAGTCAGCAAAGTGTCCTACGTCCTCAAGCAAAAGAAGATTCTGTAAATTTAGAAGAGGTTAATGTAAGAGAAGATCAGAGAGCAGTTTCTGGTTACAAAAAATCTGGAGATATGGTAACTTTGCCTTTCTCTCCTTTAAATTTGTTAGGTAATGATTTTGCATCTAAGACTTTAAATCCAAATCCATTTGTTGTTCTACAGTATGTTGGTGATGGTGAAATCTCACCATCTATTGATCATTGGTACGATCAAACTGAAGAACCATTGGTGGTTGATACTAATACAGATCTGTTCAATATTTTCCTAGCAAAAGAAAATGTAAAAGAGAGTTTTTCAAGTCTATTCAATTCATTTGTTGTGAATTGGGTAGGTACATCTACTTCATTTACTACAATTAATTCATTAGGTAATGTCAATACACAACAAGCTGTAACTTCTGTCACTAATGCATCTGTAGGAAGCACATCTAATATTAGTCCTCAAAATAATGAAGTTGGAAAAGGAATTAAAACTAAGAGTATTGGCGAAAGTCTAGTCTCAACTTCATTAGCATTCTTTGCTAGAAGTATTCCTGTTAGATATGTGGTTAGGAGAATGAAACCCAACACAAAATTATATGTCTTCTTAGAAGGAAGAGATATTGGTCGTTGGGTTAATCCTGATCTAAGATTTACTGGTATTGCTGGTAACTCTTTATCTGCATTTAATGGTGAAATTACCACAGATGAATATGGTAACGCTAGTGGGTTGATTGTCGTACCAGCAGGAAATCCACCACTTGAAAATGCAACTTGGTCTGGTGATGTGGACACATTACCATATGATACTTCTGCTGAAGAGGTATCAATTACCTCTGGTATATTAACATTTAGATTCACCTCTAGTGCAACTAATGAAACTAAGGATCAAGTTGATAGTTACACAGAAATTAAATACTATGCTACTGGTCTTCTCCCAGAAAATCCATCTAGCATCGTATCTACAAAACCATCTATCTTCAAATCTAACGAGGGTATTCAATTAATTGAAAGTAATACTGACAATCCTGTAAGACCTAATCCTCTTGCACAAACATTTAAGGTAGAGAATTTAGATGGTGGATGTTTTGTAACTGGTGTTGATCTTTATTTTAATAAGAAGAGTACTAACATCCCAATTAAAACTTACATTTCTAATGTAGATGCAGAAAAACCAGCTAAAAATATTGTGCCTGGTTCTGAAAAAACTCTATCTCCAAATACCTTCTTAAAATGTTTTGCTAGTGGTAACGTATCCGTATTTGTAGGTGAGAACGTAACAGGTGCATCTTCTGCTGCATCAGGTCCTATTCTTGAAATTTTTGATAAAAATAATGTAAAACTAGTCGCTACTGCATCTGGTAAATTTAGTCTTACAAATGAGCAAGTATACACAATTGTTCTTAGCAATCATAATGGTAAATCTTTTGTGCAAAATGAGGATTTAATTATCCCATCTGTTACAGAAGCAAATGCATTAAACAATACTGACTTAGTTCTTTCTATCGCAAAAGATAGTGGTAAAGTTTCTAGAATGAGAATTACCAACACTGGTCAAAATTATGACAGTGCTATTCTTACAGTTGAGAGTCCACAATTACCTGGCGGATCTACTGCTACAGCAAGTATAGAAGTTTCTGGTGGTCAGATTTATAATGCTGAGATATCACTATCTGGTTTTGGATATACAGAGGCACCATCTGTGGTTGTAAAAGGTGTAGGAAATGGAGCTGGTGGATGTGAAATTCAAACATTTATTGAGATTGATACTCCATCAGTTAGAATGGGAGTAGCAGTTGATGCTGGTGAAATAACAAATTCTACAACACCTACACACTTTGCATTTGATTATCCTGTATACTTACAGAACGACACTGAATATGCATTGGTGGTAGAAACAGACTCCACTGATTATGAACTTTGGGTATCTAAATTAGGAGAAACCGATATAGCAACAAGTACGGTCATCACCACCCAACCATCATTAGGTTCGGTTTACCGATCACAAAACACTGAGAGTTGGACTGAGGATATATTTGAAGATCTTAAATTCATATTATATCGTGCAGAATTTAATACATCTAGACCAGCAGAACTTCTTCTTAAAAATGTTGATCTTGGATATGAACTCCTAGATGCAAATCCTATAGAAACAAATGCAAGTTCTAATTCTGCCTCTACATCTAGTCTATTTAAAAATAATAACGCTGTTATCAAAGTAAATCATAGAGATAATGGTTTTGAAGATAGTGGTAAATCTTATGTTTTCTATAGAACCGCTGTTGAGACTGGTGGTATTACTGCATCTACTATTAACAGTAATCTATTTAAGGTAACCAACTCTGGTGTTGATTCTTATAATATTCTTTTTCCATCTCAAGCTGCAGGAAACTCTGTTGGTGGTGGTACTTCTGTGTATGCAAGTCACAATAGAAAGTTTGAAACTTTATACCCACAAATTCATTATCTAACATTTACAGGAACCTCTCTTGATGTTTCTGTACAAACTACAAACGTAGTTCCTGTGGATTCTTCTACAACAAATTATACTTCATATTCACAGGCAGAATATGAAAGAACATTCTTGAATGAACCACATTACTTCACAAATCAAAAGATGATTGCATCTGAGATCAATGAGACTTTGAATAGTTTACAAAGATCTCTAACTTACAAGATGCAACTATCTTCTACTTCTAGTAACTTATCTCCAATCATTGATCTCTCCAGTGCATCTGTTAAGACTGTAAGCAATAGAATAGAAAATGCAAAAGGAGAAGAGAATAGGTTTGGTAGGAGAGATCAAATAATTGAATTCTTCCCAGTATATCAGTTTGAACTTGCTGGTAATGCAGGAACTGAACTACAAGCTAACCAAACAATTGAGGGACAAACATCTAAGACAACTGGAACTATTGCTAGAGTTAATGGTCAAGTTGTATATGTTAGGGTTAAGACAAGTCAGTTCTTCCAGAAAGGAGAAGTTGTTTCTTTAGGTAATCAATCTCAATTAACAAATGTTACTGTTGATTCTAATCCATCACAGGTATTTGCATCTATTGATGACGGTGCAACTATTGTAGCAAGAAATCCCTCTGTGATTCTTGAGACATATGACAATACTATCACTGGTAAGGCAGTTATCTGGAATAGTCAAACTCAAGAATTAACTGCTAGGGTAGATGTAAATCCGATCAATGATAATTATACAGATAGAATTATTGATAATGTTTTATACAATAGAAATGCTGTTGTTGGTGATCAAATTGCAGACATCTTCCGTGTAGGAGACTTTATCAAATATCCTAATCAACCAGACGAGGAGGCAAACTATTTAGAGGTAGGTAAAATTACTTACACTAATGGTATTGATTTTGTTCCTGAGAATACTTCTAAGAATGGTTCTGCAATAGCTAAGTATGTAACTAAGGAAATTGTTATTAGCAATCCAGCAACTGCTATTGATGTGCACTTAATGGCAAATGTTAAAGACATTGCTAATATTCAAGTTCTATACAAATTTAAAAAAGCATCTAGTCAAGAAAACTTTGAGGATATTGATTGGGTATTGTTTAATGAAAATGGAGAACCCGATACATTAGAATTAGCAACCACAGAAAATTCTATTTCAAGTGTTGTTGAGAAACAATCTTCTTATCAGGATTTGAAATATAGTGTATCTGATATTGAGGAATATTCATCATTTGCAATCAAAATTGTAATGCTTGGTGTTGATCCTTCATTCGTTCCTAAGATTCAAGATATTCGTGCAGTCGCTGCATTCTAATTCCGCGTATGGACTTTATTAAAGTTGAAGGGCATGATGGTCTTGTAAGAGACAAAAACACTGGTGCCATAATCAATCTAGACGATTCTGCAATAGCTGCAAGACGTAAGTCAAAACAGCTTGGTTCCGCGTTGGACGACATAAATATGTTGAAGAATGAAGTTTCTGAGATCAAATTTTTACTTAGAGAGTTAATTAAAAATGCCAGCAATTAATGTCGCAAAAACTGATACCTTTGAACGTCAGAGGCAAAAGATCAACCAGATTGGTGATCAAATTTTTAACATTTCTCAAGGAGGAAGTGATCTTTCCACAGGTAATTTAAAACTTGGTGATGGTACACGAGTTACTCCATCATTAGGATTTGTCAATGATACAAAATTAGGTATTTACAGACCTAGTTTGGGTACACTAGGATTTGTATCTGGAGAAAAAAATATATTAGATTTAACTCTTGATGGAGGTAAGTGGTATAACGATTACAAGTTAGTAAAAAAAGAATTAACATCTTCTCAAATTACAATTACTGACGCTGGTCAAAATTATGATGCAGGTTCTTATAATGACATTCCTTTCACAGGTGGTTCTGGTCAACTTGGCACAGGAGATATTACAGTAACTGGAGCTGAGGGAACTCTTACAAATGGTGGTTCTGGATATTATCCTGGTCAATACAATGGTGTTTCCTTAACAGGTGGAACTGGTTCTGGTTTAGAAGTTTCAATCACAGTTGATGATACCGAAATTGAGTTGACTGATGGTGGTAGCGGTTACGCTGATGGTTTTTATAGTAATATTCCTCTGACGGGTGGTACTGGAAACGGAGCAGAAGTAGGATTTTCTGTTGGTAATGGAGAGATCACTGCAGTAACATTGTCTAGCACTGGTACTGGATATACGAACGGAGATGTATTATCAGTAGATCCTGCTTTTGATGGTGTTGGTTCTGGTTCTAATTTTGCTGTAACTGTAACTACTTTTCCTGGCGTAATTACCGATTGCACTATATTTTCTGCTGGATCTGGTTACACAACAGGTGATGTATTAGGAGTAGATCCAAATTTTGATGGTTATAATACTGGTTCTAATTTTTCTTTTACTATAGGAAGTATTGGATTTATTACAGCAGTTACAATAAACAATTCTGGAATTGGTTACGCTCCAAATGATATCTTAAGTGTAAATCCTGGTGATTTAACTCAACCAGTTAATATTGTAAACTATGTTAATCCAGTTTCTGTAATTACTTTTACTGGTGCTATATCTGCTGGAACATTTACTACATCTGATACTGTACAAACGCCTGGTGGGGTAGCTGAAACTCTATCAGTAACAGTTGAGACAACTATTGCTGGAGAGGCAAACAACACATATACAGCAGTAGCTGGAACTGGTGGAACGGGATCTGGTGTCACATTTGATGTATCAAGAGGTTTTGATGGAGCAATTGTTGGTGTTACTGTTAACTTAGGTGGTGCTTTCTATACAGCAGCTGATGCGATTACAATTGCAGGTAATTTAGTAGGTGGATCTTCTCCTGCTGATAATATTACACTAACCATTGATACAGTATCTGCTGGTGGTTTAGCGGTTGGCATTTATAAAGTTGTTGAATCTGGTGGTAATCTTTCTTACTTAATTACAGAACCAGCAGGAATTTCAAATGGTGACACTCTAGTAAGAAGTGCTGCACCTACAGTTCCATATACTACAAATACTGTCAATAATAAAAATAAATATTTTCTTGATACTGGAAGTGGGCAAGCACTAACTCCAGATCTAACATTTTATGTTGGTAGTAAATATAGTTTTAATATATCTGATGGTTCAAACAGTGGTCATCCATTTAAGTTATCCATTCATCCAGATGGTATACACAATACAGTAACCAAATCAAATATTACTCTAACAGCAGATAGCAATCAAATTACAGTTGCTTCTAATACTGGTATTCTAGTAGGAATGCTTGTTAGTCTTGAGTCAGGTGGTACAGGAGGATTACCATTCGGAGTTGAGGTTCAATCCATCAATGGTAACACAATTACCTTATCAAAACCCGTAGATACCTCAGGAACATCAGATGTTAAATTTACTGGAGCTCCATACACTGACGGTGTAGTAACTAGTTCTACAAATGTTACTTTATCTGTAACTTCATCAACACCATCAACATTATATTACTATTGTGAGGTTCACCCAGATATGGGAAGTGAGGATGATAATGAAGCTACAATTACAATAGATCCAAATAACCCAAAAACTTTTGGATCTGGATTTACATTAACTGTTAATGGTGTTTTAGAGACAGAACCAATTAAGACAAATGTTTTCACTGGTGATTTTACTTCAACTAGTTTTACAGGAACATCTGCAACTTTATCTTCTCTAACTGTTGGTACAGTAAATGCTAGTCAGACAGTTTCTACAAATATCTTAACTGTAGACACTGAAATTAACTCAACCAACTTAAATATTGCAGCAACATCAGTTACTGTTGATTCCAACTTGACAATAGGATCAATTACTGTCAATAAAATTACTGGAGATGTTAATACAAATGGAGAGATAAAAACTACTAATAAAATTAACGTAAATGATTTAGTATCAATTGAAGATACTGGTAAAATAAAATCATTAGGAACTAGTGATCTTGTATTTGCTCCTGCAACTAATAGAGTTGCTAAAGTTGAGGGATTGACCTCTTTAATTATTCCAAAAGGAACTACATTAGATAGACCAGGCGCGGGATTGGTAGAGGATGGTGCGATCAGATTCAATACAGATAATGGACAATATGAAGGATATAATTCTGCAACAACCTCATGGTCTTCTCTTGGTGGTGTTCGTGATATTGATGGCAATACTTATATTTTAGCAGAACTAACAGCTGGTGCAAATGACAATACATTATGGTTCTATAATGATTCTGTTAACACAGTTAGATTTACACCATCATCTTTTGAATTTCATGGCGTAAAAGAATTATCCTCTGTAAAATTAGGTATACCATCATTTACAGTTTGGGCAGCAAACACTCCTGTAACAACTGGACAATATGTTAAGTATAGAAATAATTTATATGAAGTAACATCAAGTGGTACTACAGCATCAGTTGGAAGTGAACCAACACATACTAGTGGAGCATTAAACAATGGAACTGCTGAACTAACTTGGTCTCAACTTGCAGTAGCTCCAATCACATTTAATAATGCAGAAGAAGTTCAAATAGGTCCTTTTAAAAACTGTCCTTTAATTATTGGTCAAGAACTTAAACTTGATGACAATAAAATATCTACACAAGTTCAAGATTTAATTATTCAACCAAATGCTGGAAAACAAGTTATTGTTGATTCGGTAACTCATTTTAGAATTCCTGCTGGTAATAATAATCAAAAATCAATCGCCTTACCTGGTGCTGGATCAATTAGATTTAACACAGAGATTCAACAATTTGAAGGTTACAGTGGAACAAACTGGTCATCTCTTGGTGGAGTTAGGGATGTTGATGGAAACACATACATTATTCCTGAGAGTTCTCCTGCAGCAAATGAAAATATATTATATTTCTACAATAACAATGTCAATACAATCCAATTAACTGAGACAGCATTAGATTTTACTGGTGTTGATACCGTTACAACTTCTGGTGGAAATAATTTAGCGATTGAAACAGAGGTCTTTACATTAAATTCTAACGATACCACTATTGATAATAGTGATACGTCTAGAACATTTGTTCATACATCTAAACAATATCTAGATTTAGGATTGTCTAGTGGTTTGAATGTGGATCCTGTATTGAGATTAGATAATCAAGGTGATGTCTATCTTAATACTACATTTGGTAGTGGTAGTTTTAATGGTGTTAAAATACTTGACGGTGACCTCAAAGAGTTTGAGCTAGCAGATTACAAAATTAAATCCTCTACTTTTGCACTAGATAAGGGTGGTTTAGAATCATCTGCTGTCATCCTTTATCCAAGTGGAAATTCTAAAGGATGTAAGGTAACTGTAGTTTCTAAATCTAGTTCTGGAAAAAGATCTATGTCTGAATATGCAGTTATAGATAATGGAACGGATATTTTCCACAATGAGTATGCCTCCTTGAATACTTCTGATGATCAGTATACAGCAACATTTGATTTTACTGCCTCCACAGAACCAAGGATCACTTTAACTTTGACAAATGATCATGCAACTTCTGATGTTATTAACTTTACCGTACTAGTTCAGGAGATCAAGTAAATGCCAATTAACTTAAAAGAGTTTGAATCATTAGGAGGTTTTTCTGTTGGAGAGACTTCTGTAATTGATAAAGATAGAAATGCACAAGATCTCAATTCAATTGAGATGAAGAATTCTTTTTACAGTGATAGTAAAACAGTAAATTATATTTTACGAGGTGTTAATACAGCAACACTTCAATTAGATCAAGTTGGAACAACAATTACAATTGATAACAGTACAATGAACTTTGTTACTGGTCATTTTATTGGAGTAAATCCATCAGGAATAGTTTATACTGGAAAAATTGAAAGTGCTGTTTATTGCAATGGATCTGGTGCTACGTCTGAACTTTCTAGTATGTTGACAATCATTAAGGATGATATTCCAGTTAGCGAGTCTTGGACGATTGTACCATTTACAGCTGTAAATCGTTTTAGTTATGCTACTGTTAGATCTGGAACCGTACAAACTATTAAATGGGCAGTATCTACTGAAGTTATCACCATTGCTTGGTCTTGATGCTAAATATAAGATAGGAAAAAAGTCAAGAGCACGGGAACACCATGAGTTTTCATATTAATTCCGACAAAGAGAAAATTAGGGGTGTAAACCCTAAGATTATCGGTGATAATGAAGCTACCATTAGGGTAGGTACTGGAGCGGATGAACAAGAAATTATGCGCCTTCAGAAAGACCCTAACAGTGGTCTTCCTCGTGTAGGTATTAATAGAACGGGTCAAAGAATTGATAAGATCCAATTAGATACGGGTGGAACGGGATATACACAAGCACCATTAGTCGTTGTTGATGCTCCCCCAGCAGGTGGAACTACAGCACAAGCATCTGCTACAATTTTTAATGGAAGAGTGACATCTGTTGTTGTTAACGATCCTGGTAATGGATATACAACAGCACCAAATGTAGTTTTTACTGGTGGTAATGGTGCTGGTGCAGCTGCAACTGCTTTCCTTGACTCTGTTGACTTTGAACTTGATATTAACGGTGCTATAAGAACATCAACATCTATCATCTCAGATACTGCGAGAATTCTGAATATTGATGTTGAGAATTTTGTTACACCAGACTTGAATATGAGGGCACCAAACCTCAAAACGTTCATGAATGGAACTGGTACGCCATGGGCTGCCAATGTTATTGTACAGAAAGATCAATATAGATATGCAGTTGGTAATGTATATCAAGCGACAAATACAGGAACTACAGGATCATTAGCACCAGAACATAAAGATGGTATTGTAGCTAATGGTGAAGTTCTTTTTAAACATATTGGTTACAGAGTAAGTAATCAAGATGATTTTAATTACTTAGAGACTGGAGAAGCTGGTACATTCCCTCGTTCTATCACACCTCTATTAGGTGACAGAACAGATAAAATTGCTACTACAGAATACGTCCTTAATCTAGCAACAAATGATGTTGGTGGTCGTGTTTACGTTTCTCAACAAATTGGTTCTGATCTTAATGATGGTCGTTCTGCTGTAAACCCAGTTAGAACTATTAAAAAGGCAGCGCAGATTGCATGGTCAACACCTGGTGTAAAAGAAACATTGATTGTTTCTGGTGGTGACTATGTAGAGGACAACCCAATATCACTACCACCTGATTGTTCAGTTGTTGGTGATAACCTTCGTTTGGTAATCATTAGACCAGGTAATATAGGAAAACATATATTTAAGTTTGGAGATAAAAACTACGTTACTGGAGTAACATATAGAGACAAAATTGATTCCAATGGTGATGCGGTTGGTACATGGGACTTCGCTATGGTCTTTGACGATAAGCAAAGAATCTGTATTGACAATGAAGTTAACGGAGATTTTGGTGTAGACTTTCCAATTGGTCATCAAATATTCGGACCTGATAGATTCCGTATTAGTTTCCAAAACAACACAGGATTAAATCTTCTTGCAACTGGAGTTCAAGTTTTAGGTTTGAACACAGGTGCTAGAGCAAATGTTCTTGGTGTTACTTTTAACTCTGAAACTGGTGCCAATGCTTATGTTTCTGGTACTATTGATGTACAATTAACCTCTGGTTCGTTCATTGAGGGTGATCAATATAGTTACATCACATCAGCAGTTGCTGGTGGAGCAGCGACGATAGGAGGAATTGATGCAGGAGCGTATGTAGCATCTACTTCTGGTGAAAATACACTAAGATTTAACGCAGATCCATCAACTGATCTTCCAGTAGGAAATGTTGTACAATTAAACGATACTGATAACTCATCCTTCACATCAGGTTTTTATCAAGTTTCTGTTATCAATAATAGTAATGCTCCCACTTACTGGGACGTTACTTTTGTTCCTATTCTTGGAGCACCAAGTTGGGATACCTCTCAAACAGAAACAGTAACAATTAATAATGCTACACCCACAACCAACACAATTGATACTGTTAACCTAAAATCAATTAGAGCTGAGGGTGAGGTTGTATCATATGATGATGATATAATTTCTACTCTACCAATTACTAGAATTGATTTCTCTCTACAAGGAGATCCTAGTATTGCAACAGGTGGTTTCCAAGATGAGCAATTTGGTAATGCAGAGGATCTTGGTGGTATTGTTTTCTATACAAGTGCTCTTGTAGGTAGAACAAACACACATGAATTCAAAGAAGGTCAGGAGATTGTTCTTGAGAACATGCCTATTTCTAATCCAGACCTTTCTTTCTTAAATGGAAAGCAAAGAATCTATAAGGTATTAGAAGATGCTGATGGAAGAGCAAGAAGATTTGTTATTCCTAAAAAGGTTCCTTCATTATCAACAGCTAATTATCAACCTAGTGAATTTGCTGTAGTAAAATCATACTCAAAAGTAGTTACTTTATCTCTACTTAACTCTCCAAACAAGTTTCCTTTATCAACTCCTGTAGAAAGAAGATTTCAAGATGCTTGTCAGTTAATTAGAAACAATAGAGATTATATTGCAGAAGAGGTAGTTGGTAGAATTAATGAACAATTTTCAAAAGACTACTTTGCTGTATATAATCTTAACGCCTCTGCTAACACATTTGACATTTATCTAGGTACAACGGATCATGCAAACACCTATGTTAGTGGTGGTACAGTAACATTTGGTGGAACCTCATATGCAATCAGTAATTTTGTATATGATAATTCTTTAACTGGTGTAGCTACAATTACTACAACAGCAGCTGCTATTTCTGCATTGTCTGAGGATGACGTTGTTAAACTAGCAGATATTCTTATATCCTGTAGTGCAGGTCAGAAAATTTACCCATCATATAGTTCCCCAACTTCTGGAAATAATACTGGCACTGATGGTGATGAGCAATGTAAGCAAGATGTTATTCACTTCTTAAACGCTCTAGTAAGAGACCTTGAATTTGGATCTAACCATAATATCATTGACGCAGCTAAAAAATACATTGTTGATGGTAAGATTGCCTTCATTGAGGATGAAATTGTCCAAAATGCTCGTGCTATTGAGTATGCCAGAGAGTTAGCAACTTATGCAATGTGTAACTGGAGAATTAAGAATAGAACTCTTAGTGATCCTCTATATGCTACACAGTACGCTACTACACCAAGATATACTGATCCAACTATCGTTAATACTACAGCAGGAACTCCTGCTTGTGCTAACGTAGCAGCTGCTATTGACACTCTAGCATTCCTCTGGGTTGATGTTATTACCAACAATGCATCTGGCACATATATAGATGCTGCGTATTTAATAGCAAGAAATGCTGATGTAATTGCAGATCAAGCACTTATTGATACAGAAGCTGCTTACCCAACACTTAATCTTTCTGATCTTCATCAGAGAAAATGTCGTAGAGATATTAAACTTGTTCTTAAAGGTCTTGTAAGAGATTTAGTATTAGGTGGAAACCATGGTGTTGTTTCTGCTGCTGAGTCTTATTTCAGTGGAACTGTTCTTTCTGGAATCTCAGAAGCACAAAGACCACAAACAATCTATGCTTTCCAAAGAGTAAAATTATATGCCATTTACGCAATGCGTAATTGGTCAGACGGAAACGTTTTACAAACAACCCCAACAGGATCTACATATGTTCCTCAAACTGGATCATTGACAGTAGTCATTCCAGATCCAGCAGTAGCACCTGTAGCAAACTCAGATAGGATTGCTTTTTCTGAGGAAGCACTTACATTTAGTTGTGCTTACTCTGGTGGTGGTAATGACGCAGGTCCTTACAGAACTGACGTTGCATTTGGTAAGAGTTTCTTAATTACTAATGTAGTTTCTAGTGGCGGTAATACCACTATTTCATGTAATGTTGGTCCTGCAGGAAGTAATACTGATCCACATACGTTTGTAAGTGCTCTTGCTAATGGAACCAAAATTATCTATGGTCCTATTACGTTAACTACACCAATTCCTAAATTTGAGGACTGGAGTATTTTAAACGGACCTGGTGCTGCTCCTATTGGTATATTCACTCCAACCAATGCTACTTACGATCCATCAAATGGTGATCTTACATTTACCACTGCATCTGCACATAATTTAACAACATCCAACTCAGTTCGTTTCCAACCAGAATCACTAACATTTACCTGTGATATGGATAACGATGCTACAGAGCATAAGTATCCAAAAGATGGTCAACCTGCATATGCAAATAATCTTGTAATTACTGCTACAACAACAAATACAGTAACTGTTAATGTTGGTACTTCAGGTCCTAACGTACAGTTTACACCAACTGCTGCAACTTACGATCCTGCAACGGGGATAATGACACTGGAGATTGGTACTCATACTCTAGATGTTGGTGAAGGTGTTGTTATTGCTGACGACTCTCTAACCTTTAGATGTTCTCAAGATAATTTTGCTACTAATCATACATATCCAAGATCAACTGATCCTATATCTGGTAAGTCTATTCCAATCACAGGAAAAACTGCTACCTCAATTACTGTCAATGTAGGTGCATCCTCTCAGAGTGATCAATATACACATCAATTCCAGTTTGCAACTTCTAATGCAGTTTCACATCTTCCACAGTCAACTCATGCATTTGTAAGTGCTACTGCTGATGCTGTAAGTGCTTATTCCTCTACAAGTGCTGCAAACAATGCTATTTGTGCAGGTGTAGAATCTAGTATTGATACAGCATTAGAATTATTTGAAGATATTATAGATGGAACAACTGCAGCTGGTTCCACCACTCAAACTTTTGGAACATTATACAATACTGTTGATATCATTACATATCCAGATAGTTTCATCAATGATACTTCTGGTCAACGTATGGCGATTCGTAGTATATTTGATGATTTCCCAATCATTGAGGCATCTCCATATACACAAAACGCATCTGTTATCTCCTTTAGAGGTGGTGGTGGTGCACTGGTTGATGGATCTAAAGTTAAACAACCTAACTGTCCATTTCCTGGTCTTGAACCAGATGGAACTGCATCATTCCCTAATCAGGGTAAATCAATGGTTGCTGCTGCGTTCACGATTGTGTCGTTTGGTGGTACAGGATATAAAGTTATAGAGGATGGATATACGCAGTTAGTTTCTGTGTTCGTTATCTTCTGTCAAGATGGTGTTCTCTGTGAATCTGGTGGTTATGCATCTATTACTAACTCTGCTACCAACTTCGGTACATTTGCATTAAGAGGAACAGGATTTAGAAGAGAGTGCTATACATTTGACGTTGGTACAGTTAATGTAGTTTCACAAACTCCAACTGGTAGAACTACTCTTACTATTGGTGGCATTGGTAGAGAACCACTTGAACATTACATCGTTAAATTTGATGGATATAGAAATGCAGATCCAGAAAAAGAATTCTTCATTGATTCTGTTTCTTCTGTCACTGTAGGACCTCCTTTCTCTGCAACTCTTACAATTGATGATGGTATTGGTAATGGATTAACTCTAATTGAGGAAGCAACTGGAAACACTATTGCTGGTCTTGCTGCATTACAAGCTGCATTGACACCTTCTGGTGCATCTAATGCAACCATTAAGTTACATAGACCATCTATCGTTAACTCCTCATCACATACTTGGGAATTTGCAGGATCAGGTACAAACTACCTTGCACTACCTGAGAACGGTGGTACAAAAGTAGAGGCATTTGAACAGGTTTCTGAAAATTATGGTCGTGTATATGTTTCTGGTACTGACGAACTTGGAGACTTCAAGGTTGGTACTTTTGCTAGAATTGAGAACAGAACTGGTAACATTACCTTTACTGGTACAGTTACAATTTCTGAAGTTGAGTTCTTGAAACTAAAAGGTGGTGACGTTGTTGTTACTGGATTTGATAATAGTAACACTCTTGGTGGTGCTAATGCTAGTGACTCCAAACTACCAACTCAGAAGGCAGTTAAGGATTATATTACTAACAACTTAGGTCCTTACATCAACAAACCTTTCTCTACTAACGCTGTTCCTAGAGCACTGGTTGAACTTACTGATTCTGGTAAAATCTCTCTTGATCAAATTCCAGCACTAAGACCTTTCAGTGTATTTACAGTTGCTGATGAAGCAGCTAGACTAGCACTAGAGGGAGCACTTGCTGGTGACATCGCAATTCAACAGGATACACAAACTTCCTTCATTCTAAACAATGACCTAACAAGTTTATTCTTAGGATTTGCTGTAGATTCTACCCTCTCATTCAATATCGGTGATGTATTTACTGGTACTCCATCTACAGGTAGAATTCAGTCTACTGAATATAGACAAGGTGTATTATTTAAAATCAATATTACTGATGGTGGTTCTGGATACACTGTTGCACCAACAGTAACCATCTCTGGTGGTAACCCATCCTCAGGTTCTGTTGCAGCTACTGCAACCGCTACGATTGCAAATGGTGAAGTTGTTACTATTACAATTAACGAAAATGCTAGTTACATTGGTGGTTTAGGATATACAACACAACCAACAATTACAATTCAAGCACCACCTGGCGCTGGTACACAAGCAACCGCAAATGCATTAATTGAAAGTAGATTGTATGGTAACATCGTCAACAATATCAAGATGCTTGATACTGATACCTTTGATGATAGTTCTTCTCCAAGTGCAAATACAATTAATATTACCAGAGTAGTTAATACATCTGGATTTACTGCAAGTAACTGGGTATCATTAAGTAGTGACTCTGTTGGTGTCTCATCTCTTACAGGTCCTGGCGTTATTTCTACAACCTTACTAGGTTCTGAAGCTGCAAACTCCTTTACCTTCTTAAGAGGTGACTCAAGATATGCAAAGGTTGTTCAATCACTGAAAGGTGCAGAAACAAGATACTTTGCAAGACTTGCTGCTCAAGCATCTACAGGTTCAAGTTCATTTATCTTCCAAGGACTATCAGATGTTCTTAAGGGTCATGACATCGTAGCTTCAATTGCTGGAATTGCTGCAGATACAACAGTTAATGGAGTTACTGTAGTTGGTGGATTAACAACTGTCTCCTTTAACAATCCAATTACTGCAACTATTCCTTTAGGAACAGTTATTGAATTTAATCGTGGTGCATCTCCACTTATCTTTGACTCCACAAACACTGGTGGTGACTTTATTGATTCTATTGTTATTGCAAACGGTGGTACAGGATTTACAGATGGACAATACTTTGACGTCTCACTAGATGCACCAGCAGGAAACAATGGTGTTGATCTTAGAGCAAATATTATTGTTGGTGAAAATGGTCAAAGTGGTGTAGTTACTACATGTACAGTAACAAACGCAGGTAGTGGATATACTGCAGACTTCCAAGTCACTCCAAATCCAACTATTATTGGATCTGGTTCTAACTTAGTACTACTTGCAAAAGTAGCTACCACTCAGAAACAATTTGCTAACATTGCATTAGATGTTCAGAGAGTTTCTGATCTAACAATTTCTCAGGATCTATTTGGAACTATTGGTGTTTCTAGATATAAGAAATCTCAATTTAATATTGGTGATGAAGGAAATGGATCTGTCTCTATTAAGATGGGTCCTGACAGTGGACTTGATGCTGACTTGTTAGATGGTCAACAAGGTTCTTACTACCTTAACGGTGCATTCTTTGTTGACAGTAGTATTGTTCCAGACAAACTTGCTAGTGGAGTATACAGTATTGACATTAGTGGTAGATCTACTAACACACTTCGTTTAGATACTGGTACCAGTAATGCTAATGCTAATCCTGGTCCTAGTGATGCTGTACAAGGTATAACATTACAGACTTTATTCAATAGCTCTAATGGTTTGTTATCTGCATTCCCAAGTGTAGACACTGGAAACTCTAACTCTGCCAAACATTTAGTAATGACTCTCCGTAATGGAGAAACTGGTGGAGATGCTACATTTGGTGGTGTAAGACAACTTGCTTTTGCTAATGATGATAGAATATACTTCCGTGGTTCTGGTGATGCTGTAACATCATATGGTTCATGGTATGAGGTGTGGAACTCAGGAAACCAAGGTATAGACTCAGGCTTAGACGCTGACAAACTTGATAACAAACAAGGTGTATGGTATCAAGATGCTAGAAATATTAAACTTAATGAGATATTTGATACTAGACTTCCAGTATGGAGAAGTTCTACTAAGTTTAGAGATAAAATTGAAGTTTCATCATATGGTGGAACGGATGTTTTCTATAGAATTTTAGTAAGACAAAATTTAGACATTTCACCTGGCGGTGACTTTGAGACTACCAATACAATTGACCTCTTTGATGTTAATAAAATTAGTGTTGGTGATTTTACTATTACTGCAACTGACCAAATTGTAGATCAAAATGATTCTTCTAATACATACACAATTTTAATCGGAAGACTTGCTTCTGGTGGAAATATTACTGCTGCTATATTCCTTGGTGTTGCTGGTGATGAAAGAGAGTTTGAACAATGGGAGATTTACGATGCTAACACAATTCAATATGCAGAGTTAGGTAATAATTCTGGAACTGGTTTCCTAAGACTTGGTAGATATGATGGTAATGGTGCAACAAATCCATACATCTATTTTAATTCATCACAAGCACAAGCTGTAGACACTAATGGAAATCCTAGTTACAACTCTGCCATCATTGCTGATGGTGGTAATGCAACAGAGGGATCTGGTACTTTAGAATTTAAAGTTGTTAATGAAAACGAACTTAAGGTTAATAACAATATTATTTGGAACGCAGGTAATGTTGCATTTAACTCTGCAAACGTAGTTTCTACAGGGTCACTTAAATCTGCTGTACAACGCGACACATCTGGTAACTTCTCTGCTGGTACAATTACAGCATCACTAACAGGTGCTGCTTCACTTAACGTATTGAAGTCTGGTGATACCATGACTGGTACACTTACCTTAACAGGTGGAGCAGGAATTAGTATTCAGAGCACTGGTACTTTATCTGTTGGATCAAACACAACTGTTGGAGGTGATCTAACAGTAGATACAAACACATTATATGTTGATTCTACTGATAATCGTGTTGCAATTGGTAATGCAGATCCACAGACAAAACTCCATATTAAGGGAGATGGATGGGAATCTAATGTAGTTGGTTCAGGTCTACTAAGATTAGAGGATAATAGTACTACAGGTGCTGCAATAGCACTTAAGAATGCTAATGGACAATATTGGAATATTTACAATGGAGGTTCATCTTCTTGGGCAGGACAAGGTAACCTTGGATTTGTATATAGTGATGGAATAAACGATCCTTTAAACTACAAGATTCTATTTGATAGTAGTGGTAATATTCTAGCTGGTGCTGATAGTGACCAAGATCTTGGTGCTGATGGTACAAGATGGCAGAACATTTACAGTGATATCACACACGCACTTAATAGTGTAAGAATTGCGAAAGGAACTGCAAACCAAGAAGCAGACATCCAACTAAGGGGTGGTGGATCTGGTGCTGGTGGTGGTAGAGGATTCCGTTTAGGAACTAATATTGGTGGAGGTCCTGATCTCTTTGAGATCTATGCATCACAAACAAACGGTAGTGATAACTGGAAGAGTCTAGCAACTCCTGCTGGTGCACCAGCACTTGCTATTCAAGGTGCTAACAATAGAGTTGGTATTAATACTAACAGTTTCTCTGGCACTGATACCAGTACAACTCCCAATACACAAAGAGATTACATCTTGAACGTTGAAGGTGATATGAACCTTAACGGTCAGTTCTTCCAGAATAATGAGGAGTTTGTTACTTCTAGATGGACAGAATCTGCAAATGATTCTGGTGCTAACATCTATAGAGACTCTAAAGTTGGTATTGGTAATGTTCCAAGTCCAGCATATACATTAGATGTATCAGGTGACTTGAACATGACTGGAGTTATGAGAGTTAATGGCACTGCTCAGTGGTTTGACTCTTATGGAATTATCAGAGGAACAAACACTGATATCGCTGAATCTGTCACTATTCCCAATGGTTCTATCGCTACCTCAAACGGTCCTATAACCATTGTTGCAGGTGGTGGTCATGTAGTAACCATTGGAACTGGTGCTAGTTGGACAGTTAGGTAGTATAAATAGAAAAAGCAAAAGGACTTTAGAAGTTTAACTCATGAGTACGTTAAAAGTAAATGAATTGAGTACCGTTCCAGGAAGTGGCGATATTAACTTCGCTCCTGGTGTTGGTATCAATTTAAGTGGTGCCTCTCAGGTTGTTGTCCCCTCAGGGTCAACATCAAATAGACCTGGATCTCCAACAGAAGGATCTATTCGTGTTAACACCTCAAACTATAAATTAGAATTTTATACAGGAGTAACTGGATGGAAGCAGGTTGACGCTGAACCATCTCAGGTAACTTTGACAGCACAATCTGGAACTTGGAGTGTCCCCGATGGTATTACCTCTGTTGATGTATTACTCGTAGGTGGCGGTGGTTCTGGTGGATCAGGAACTGGAGGCGGTGGCGGTGGCGGTGCCATGGTTCAAGTCAATAGTTTCCCTGTAACTCCTGGCCAGTCTGTCTCTTATGGTGTTGGACAAGGTGGTTCTTCACCTGGCACAAATGGTGGTTATGGATATCAAGGTGGAAATACAACTTTCGGAACTCTAGTCGCTTATGGTGGCGGTGGCGGTGGATCTTCTCATCCTGGTAGACAGGGTACTGGAAGACCTGGTGGATGTGGAGGAGGAGGAGCTATATATCCTTCTGGATCTTTTCCTGCAGGTAATTCAACACAACCTCAGGCACCTGGTTTCTCTGCTTCTAATGGATCTGGTAATCCTGGCGAACCAGGAAACTTTGGTGGAGGTGGCGGAGTTGGTGCTGCTGGTGGTGCTTCCTTTGGTCAAAACACTGGTGGTGCTGGTATCACAACCGACTTTGCAGGTGCTCCACTTTCTGTTGGTGGTGGCGGAAGAGGTCAAGCACAGTATGCAAATCCTGGTCCTGCACCTGGCTCAGGTGGTGGCGGTGGTTGTCAAGGATCTCAAGGTCAACCTGGCGGATCTGGTGTTGGCGGAGGCGGTGGTGCTGGATGGGACTACGGTTCTGGTAACGGTGGTTCTGGTGGATCTGGTACAATTGTTATTAAATATACTTAATAGCAGGAGATATAAAACATGGCAATTACAGAACAAAGTAAAGTTGATCACATTGAACTCAATGGTGACGGAACTGTATTAGTAAGAAAAAAAGATTTTAGCGTTGTAGGAAGCGTTGAAGTTTTTATTGGACATCACACAAGATTAATTACTCCAGATGATGATATATCTGGAGAGGCAACTGAAGAAAATTGGTGGTTAACACCAGAGGTAAAAACAGTTTGTCTTGAGTATTTTACTAAAGAAATGCGTGAAAGATGGGCGCAGAGCAAAGATAGAGTTAAAGAAGTTATGTAGTTATATTAAAAGAAATTACAATTTTCTTATCTGATTTCTGTGCCTCTGTTCCATGCATAAAACTACTTTTAAATATTAATAATCTTCCTGGCGTACAAGGATATTCACAATACTGATAACTGTATTGGTTTGGATTGTCTGGTGCTTTTAAAAAACTTTCTGTTATGTTATTAAAAAATCTAAGTTTGTCATCTTCACCAGAACAAACATAAAACGCACCAGAAAGCAAACTTTCACCATGTATGTGTGGAGTGAGGTAATCTCCTTTACCACTAACGTTTGCCCACATATTTGCAATTTTTGTTGATGCTATTGTGGTATCATTATATCCTAGTGCTCTTAGATATTCATGAGAACTAGTATTAATTTCTCTTACTAGATCTTGCATCTGGGAAGTCTCATGAAATCTATCAAAATATTTGTGAGTAGATTGTACAAAATGAATTCCATTTCTTTCTGAACCCTCTTGATTTACAATATGGTCAACAAAGTTTTCATAGTATTCAAGTTTATCTAAAAGAATATTATTCTTTACAAATATAGTTCTTGGAAACCAGCTCTCAATCATTTTCCTAACTCATAAAATAATTCTACTCTACTTATATCACTTTCATGATCCACAGACCATGAGGATCTATACTTTTCAATTCTTTCATGATAACGAAGTAAATTTTTTCTTGATATCTCTTTGATATAGGTAGAATCTGAATTGACATCATATCCCATTTGAATCATCCACGTTGTCCAGTTAGCACCAGAGAAAACGTGATGTTCTTTTCTGTTATTAGTATACAATAATTTTTTGGATAGTGTATTTTCTACAGATTTAATTCTTTCTGATGGGATATAATTCTCTCTTACATGGTTCCAGAAAGGAGTATCCTTATAGGGTTTAGAATAATGCATGCTAACAAAATCAATACAGTCTTCAAATGCAGATTGCATTTCTAAATTATAAAGATCTTTATCTAGATTATTCCACGTACCATCAGCAATTTTTGTTTGTAGTTTTTTTAATCCATCAATCATTAAAGCAAGACCAGTGCTTTCTAATGGTTCAATAAAACCAGCGGACAATCCAATTGAAACTACATTATCTTCCCAAATGTTTTTACAATAATATGGAGTCCAGTTAAGAACTTTTAAATCTTCTTCTGTAATTCTATTGTCCCAGTGTTTGATTAGATGTTGTTTAGCTTCTTCTATAGGAGTTATAGACTTGTTAAAAACTAAACCTGATCCAATTCTAGTTCTTATTGGAATCTCCCAAATCCAACCACAATCAACAGATCTAGAAACAACATAAGGTTTCATTTCTGTTTTTCTATCATTGTATGGAACTCTGGTAGCAATTGCAGTATCACAGAAAAGTCTACCAGTAAGATCAACTTTATCAGATTCCTTTAACAAACTTTCCCATCCACTACAATCAATAAAGAAATCAGATGTAATTTCCATATCATTTTTAAGTAGAAGTTTTATCAGATGATTCTTATACTTAAACATCTCAACAGCTTCTGATGGTATGTAAGTTACTTTATTATCAAGTTTTTTTCTTAGATACTCAACTAATTTTCCGCAATCAATCTGAAACCCATATGCTCCAATTTCATTCTTATCAACTTTATTTTCCATAGAGTTGTAATACATTGGTAGAGCATACTCTACAAAATCAAGATCTTTATTTTTACACCAAGCATCGTGAGATGTCTCTCCACTATCAAGAGTTGGGTTCATGAAGAATGGATGCCAAACATCTTTTCCTTCCTCTACCCAATCAGGAAATAAAATTCCAGATTTATATGTTGCATCTAAAGAACTAAACCACTCACCAGAATCAAATCCACATTGATCCATAAAAAAACCAAAGTTTAAAATAGTAGCTTCACCTACACTGACTGGAGTTCCAATCTCTTTATCAACAATGGTTATTTTTAATTTTGGATTTTTGTTGCAAAGAAAAGCAGCAGACATCCATCCAGCAGTCCCACCACCAATGATACAAATAGAATTAATTGTTTTCATTGACTACTATATCATAAACAATGGATACTCTTTCCTCTTTTGAGGGTAGAGCAGCATGTGGAAGCATAGAGTTAAAGATGAGGAGATATCCTGTCTTTACATCAAACTCCCAAAATGTGCTATTGTACTCATTATACTCTTTACATTTGTAAATTGGTACATGAGACAAATATACATCAGCTGAAGGAATATAAAAATGTATTTTACCATCAGTTGATTTTGGATAGTATATTGCAGATAAAAAACTATCTCTATGTGTATGTGTTGTAGATATATCAGTGTTCAAATCTTGATTAACCCACACACGTTTTATTTGTGTTTCTAGATTATTAACATCGGTATTTGAAATTGTACCATCAAGTATTTTTTGAGTTTGTTGTAAGACTATTGCATTTAATTTTGATAACTCTGCATCATCACTGTTCACATGTCTGTTTTGTCTTCCAATATTTTCTTTTACATAATTACATAGTATTTGATTATCCATACCTTGCAATTCTAAGGTAGAGAGACCGATTGAAAATAATGTATTATTGTACATCTACAATTTCATCTCCATACATTGAAATTAAATGTTGTAGTCCTTCTATATTACTACATTTTACTGCTATTGTAAACCTATCTTTTTTAGCTGCATGTGTAAGAGGCATTACCTTATGCTCTATTCTAGAATCAAACACTACAACTCTTCCTGCAATATAATCAATTATACTATGTGTTTTTGATTTATCTTTGTAAATTTTTAACTCTCCACCCCAAGGTTCTTCCCAATACTTATTACAAAAAATAAGGATAGTAAAAGTATTTGGTAAGGCACTATCAGTATGTCTACCAGTTGACGTCATCAACTGATAATGATTGATATAACATTTACCAATATACAATTTTTGTTGTAATTGTTTTGACACTGATTTAACAACACTTAAAACACCAGAACTTTCTAAATCACTATTTGTAATTTGAGAAGAAAATCTACTGTCCCTTTCATATCCTAAAGGATTACTTGCATGTCCACATGTAAAGGTAGAATTTAAACAATACGTGTGCATCCAATCCAAATCACTGCTACTGATCAAATCATCATAAATTTCAATGACATTTTTTGTATCATTAAAAACAGGAGATGTTGATGCTAGTGCACTTTGATACTCTGTTAGTAACAATTTTAATTTAGGATCATCTAGAGATTGAGATTGGTCTACTAAATTTGCATAGTTAATATACAAAAGATCTTTTCTCTTTCTCTCATCATAGTTATTTAAGTTTTTTAGTATAGAGGTATCTCTATCTGTCAAAGAACAAAAAGTAGATACAAGATCTTCTGATCTCTCTCCAATGTATTCTTTAACAGTATGTTCTGTTAAACGTGTAACAGGTGTAAAATGTTCTGTTCCATAAACTGAGTGATATAATCCAGCTATACAAATTTCTAATGGTGAACCCATCTGTTTGAGAATTGTATACACTCCCATGCAATGTGCAATAAAGTAATCATTGCCATGTTGCTCATCTAAAAAACTTGAGACAAAATATTCTATACACTCCTGTTCACTTTTCATATTATTTAAAAGTTGCAATAAAAATTACTCTTCTTTTATTATTTTTAGTCCACTCTGTTGCATGAAAAATTCTACCATCAAAACAAACAACTTTATGTTTTTCTGGAGTAATTCTAGTTAATTCTGGGAACTCTTCTTTGTTATAAGACTCAAGTTTATAATTTGTTTGTAGACCTTCAACCCAGTATCTACTAAACAAAATGGTGTCACCACCATCAAAATCATCATTAAGATAAATTATAAATGTTTTATGTCCAAAATGATGGTCTACATGAATATCACTATGAGGATAATCATCAAAACCACTGCTTGAATTTAAACAAGCTCTAAGTAATGGAGTTTTTTCCATGTTATTTTTTTCTCTAAATCTATCAACTATGTTTAGAAAAAAATCATACATTGTAGAATTAGAATTATTAATTTCATCATCTTCACATCTAGGAATTACTACATGAGAATAAAATGGAAATTTATCTGAGGTAGAATAATTTTGATAATACCATGGAAAATTATTTCCCATGATTTCAGAATCAATTTTAGATTTTTCTTCGTCTGTTAAAAAATTAACTTCATTGTAATACATTTGTGTAATTCGCTCCCAAATTCATGTTTATTACTGAACGGACATCAGATTTTCTTGGAAGACAATTTGCGTGGTATTGTCGTCCATCAAACAATACAACTCTTCCTTGTTTTGGGGTCACTCTATCAATGATTTTATAATCTTTAAAAGAAGGTCTTTCCTCACTATCGGATCGTTTATCAAAAAATACAGTATCTCCATCAGAATCAAAAACATAATATAGACAAACTAAATGATTAAAGTTTGTGATATCTATATGTGGATTGCTGATACCTGATTTATCTTGCAGTGGAACCTGCAGAAAACTTCTTCCATAGTATATAGTTTCTATTTCAACATTGATTTTTGAGCAACAAATATGAGCTAAAGGCATTGCTGTATTATAAAGCAATTGGTTTTGAACTCCCTCCTGATTGTAAAAAACTTTAGAAAAACCAGGTACATCAACAAAATTTTCTTCCTCTCCTAAAGGTGTGTTTGCAGATAGAGTATGTTTATATGCCCACATCATATCATATATTACACTCTGAATATATTTTTGATAATCTTTAGAGATTACATCGTCAATTACTTTATAGTACATTACCACCTAATATTAAAAGAAAAAATAATTCTAGGAACTCCACTTACATTTGGATCTGTAAAATGTGGTATTAAAGAAGGAAAGAAAATGATAGATCCCTCTTTAATATTTTTTGGAGAAAAATGAATCATGTCTCCAGTCATAACATCATTATATGGACAAATAAAATTTGTTGGTGTGTGGTGTTCTTTATTATACTCCACAAAACAAACACAACTGTATCCAGTAGGTCCGTGGTTATGAACATTATGAAATTGATTAGCTTGAGCAAACTCAAACCAAGAATTTGTTACCTCTCCTTTATTGGTTCCAATAAAATTAAAAAGACTACTCAACTCATCTTTGAATAATGTCTCTACATCCTCAGATTTGATGTTGTGTATTTCTTGATCATTTTGACTATGAAAATCTGTGTGTGCATGTAGAGGATTATTCATTGCAAACACTTTGTTTTTAGAAACAGAATCTATAAGATATGCTTTTTTTGTAATCCAATCCCTTACCTTTAAATGTAGAAAAGGAATTTGAAACATAGATCCTTGATACAACGTATCCATAATTAATATTCTACATCAAATATATTGAAAGAGATTGATATTCTTTCTTCTTGTGATCTATTAATTTCTACATCATGTTCCAACCAACCAGGAAACATAATTAATGTGTTTGGAATAGGAGGAAACCAATGATAAGTGTCTCCACCATTATAATATTTCATATCAGCACTAGTGCTGATATGTGGTCTTGGATCATAGAATCTAATTCTACCAGATCCTTCTGGACACTTCACATAAAAAACTCCACTCATAAAAGTTCCTGAATGTGGATCATGGTGATGTCTTTCATTATATGATCCAAATCCATTTACATTTACCCAAGCTCCATACTTATATTTTTTAATAGGTTTATCTTGAACACTTGGAATGCTTCTTTCAATTAACTTATATAATTCGTTATCGTCAAAGAAGTGTCCTTGATATCCTCCAACATTAGACCTCGTGCTTGATGGTTCTGTTACCATGTGATTTCTACACTTGCGTTCTAAATTTTCTAAATTAAGATTGCAGTTATCAACGTAAACAATTTTAGTAGAGAATAAACTAATCACAAAATTTCCTCCAAATATCTAATTCTATAAACCACCGTGTATCTATACACATATTCTTTTGTAGGTCCTAGACCTTTATGTTCATGATTAGATGGAATTATAAGAAGTCTTCCTGGCACATATTCATGTTCCTCAACAACCTCATTACCTTTAGTTAATTGAAACTGTCCTCCCCAAGAAGGATCCCAATGAGAATTTGTCATCAGCATGACAGTATATTCTCCTTCAGTTTCACTATCTATATGTGTACTACCATTGCATCCTGTGTGTTGGCAATTTATAGCTATCTCATACAAATATAATTTTTTATCAAATCTCTTTTCTATCTCTTCAAAAATATCAAAGAAAACATTAGCGTTTTCATCTAAGGTTGTGATTCTATTGATAGATTTTCTACTAAAGATAGTTTTTCCAAATAGTCTGTGAGTGCCTTCATAACGATATGGCCAAGATGATCTATTTGCCACATTGTTTGTGTGAACTGGTAAATCTCTAAGTTTGTAATCTAGTTCTGTGAGAAATCTAGAGTCAAACATTCCATCTATAACTTGACATATCATAATAAATTTAGTTTTCTAGTATGATCTCTTATGTTAGCAATTGGCATAACATTAAAACTCAAAGATACTCTCTCCTCTGGTGGATCAAATTCTCCTTGTCTAGTGCCATGATATAACCAGCTAGGGAACATTATAAGTCTTCCTGTTATTGGTTCTATTTCAATCGTTCTATGTTGGAAGATAGAACCATCCTCAAAGTCAAATGCTAAAAGTTCTGATCCGTATCTAGGATCTTTAAACCCTACGTTACCACAATTTTTAGGAGCATTCAAATATAATACTCCAGAAAAAAATGAATTTGGATGTAGATGCATGTTATGTCTATTCAATTTAGAAGATACATTTGCCCACATGCAAGTTATATTTTCTCCAGAACATTTTAACTTGATGTCATCAAAAACTATTTTTGTTTTTAATTTTAAATCGTTTACAAGTTCAGAAAAAATTGGTAAAATATTTAGATTATCGTCAGTGGTTCTACAAGTTTCTGATGAGATAGAATCACATCTCAATACATGATTAAGAGGAGATTCTAGAATAGAACTATTACCATAATCAAATACGTAGATGGGAGTAGGAAAAGCTAGTTCCTTATGCATCATTTTTGATGTAATCATATAGTGCTTCAAATTTTCTGATGTCTTCAACAACAGCAATAATAGGATATCTTACAGCACCCTCATCTCCACTATGAATATGTCCTTGAACATTGCCAGCAATGTTACATGCCTTACATGCTTCTACAAAACGGTTTCCATCCAAAGGATAATGTTTTACTTCTTCCATTCCATAGCGAACTTTAATTGCTGAGACAAGTTCTTGTAATCCTCGTTCTTCACACATTCTAATGATGTCATTTGCGACAACAATATCTGCTTCCGTTGTTTGTCCTGCAGATGCTACGAGTGTATAATCTTCACCATCAAGTTTACCAGTAATTGCCATAATCAATTTTATATGCTAGTATACATAGTATATATTAGTATGAAAATTGTATTATGTCAATGGATAGTTTGTGGTATTTTACACAAATGCCACCTGAGTTGATTACATCGGTAGAGAAAGATTTACAACAATTTGATTCCAATTTAAACACAGCATATACACAAGGTGGTGTTGATCTAAGAAAAAGAGATAGTAAAACTACTTGGATTAGTTCATCTCATTGGGTTGCAGGTCTTTGTTTTCATTATGTCTTGCTTGCAAATAGGGAAAATTTCTTATATGATATTGATGGTTGGGATGGAGAAACCATGCAATATACATCATATGAGGGTGGTGAATATTATGGATGGCACATGGATACTAGTTTAAATTCTATGGGAATGCCACCTAAAAATGAAGGTAACCTTATAGACCACCGAGAAAATTTTATAATGAAGGGTTCTGAAAAGGTGAGAAAACTTAGTTTTATTATGCAACTATCTAATCCTGATGAATATTCTGGAGGAGAGGTAGAATTTAAAAGGGATACTGGTAATTCATATTTTATACCAAAAGAAAGAGGAACTATAATTGTTTTTGATAGTAGAGTGATGCATCAAGCTTGTGAGGTTCACTCTGGATTAAGAAAATCATTAGTAGGTTGGGTGAGCGGTCCGCGATGGAAATGAATAAGTTACCTAAAGACTGGCAAGTCACAAAGATTAAAGACATACATCCTCCAGATGAATTTATCATTCCTACTCCATGGGAGAGAGGAACATATGAATACAATGCGCCTGGCAATGTAACCTTTCGTGATGAGATACAGGTAGGAGGAAGTTACTCTAGATATAATCATCCATCAATGAAAGAGTTACATCTAAAAATTAGAGACATCTTAGAAAAGATGATGGGTGAAAGAATATATCCATCTTATTATTTTGATCGGTTCTACTTTAAAGGTAATCAATTAGAAAGACATATTGATAGAGGTGCTTGTGAAATAAGTGTTAGTTATCATATCTCAAGTAACCTCAATTACGAATGGCCTATATATTTTGAGAACGAGGCAGGCGATAGAGTAAGCATTACTTGCAATCCTGGCGATGGTGTGCTATATCGTGGTTGTGACCTCTATCATTGGCGAGAACCAATGAAGGGTAACGCCGATTCTTGTTTCCATCAAGCATTCTTTCATTTTGTTAGAGCAGATGGATACTATGTCCAACATGCATATGACCAACTTAGATAATTAATTACTATGGATCCAACACAACTTAAGAAAAATTTTGAAGACCAAATTGCTACTACAGTAAAGCAAATTGGAGAACTAGAGGAAAACCTAGTCAAAGCAAAAGAATATAAAATTAAACTAGAGGGTGGTTTAGAAACTTTGAAACTTCTAGAAGAAAAACCAGAAGAAACTTCCCCACCAGAAACAGAAACCCCATCTGAATAAATACCAGATCCCTTCTTCCTAAATAGGTAAGAAGGGATTTTTTGTGTATAATGGCATCTCCAAGTTCTAGAGCTGAGCTCATCACATATTGTAAGAGGCAACTTGGCGAACCTGTGTTGCAAGTTAACATAGATGATGAACAGGTCAACAACGTAATAGACGACACGTTTCAGTTCTTCCAAGAGAATTGTTACAATGGCATGGAGCGTGCATATTTGTACCATGAAATTACTGCAGATGATAAAACTCGTTTTGCAGCAACAACTACTAAAACAATTACCGATACTAATGTCACACCAAATGCTACTGGAACTTGGTTAGAGGCAACAAATTTTATTCCGATTCCTGATCATGTAGTTGGTATTTCTAAAGTATTTGGTCTTGTTAGTAACTCAATTCGTTCTAATCTCTTCGGTGTTGAGTATCAGTTGTTCTTAAATGACTTATATGCATTTGGATCACTTGATATCCTCAACTACTACATGACTAAACAGTATCTAGAAACTCTAGATATGGTTCTAAACAATGGATCTTTCCAGCAGTTTAGATTTACAGCACGTAATGATCGTCTGTACTTGGATATTGACAAAGATTTTCTTAAAGAAGGAACTAACATTCTTATTGAATGTCATCGTTTTATAGATCCTACGGAAGCTGTACAGATGAACAATGATGTTTTTGTTAAAAAATATGCCACATCTCTCATGAAGAGACAGTGGGGTATGAATTTAATTAAGTATAACAATGTTCAGTTACCTGGCGGAGTTACACTTAACGGTAGAGAAATCTACACAGACGCACTTGCAGAAATTGAGAAAATTGAATCTGAGGTTCTTAGCAAGTACGCAATACCACCAATGGATATGATAGGATAATGAAAAAATTATTTAAGTACGTTATACCAATAACTATAATTGTACAACTTTTTATTATAATTATTTCAATTAGAGCAGATAAGGCACTGCAATGTAAAATGGTTAATCCATATTTAATCTGTCGTCAAATTACACCCACAAAATAAATGCCTACAAGTCCCTATTTTCCAACTTATTACTCAGGTCACAGTGGCGAACAGAATCTCGTTCAGGATCTTGTGGATGAGCAAATCAAACTGTTTGGTTCAGACATTTACTATATCCCTAGAATAGTCCTGCAGGATAGCACTTTGGATGAAGTTAGATACTCTAAGTATCAGGAACAATTTCAGATAGAGATGATACTACAGAACGTCATGGGTTTTGGTGACAATGCTGAGTTTATCTCAAAGTTTGGATTAAGAATTACGGACGAAATTATATTCCGTGTCTCTACAAGACGATGGACAGAAGAGGTAACAGAACATAATCCTACCTTGACTGTGCCAGAAAGACCTAATGAGGGAGACTTACTATACTTTCCATTAACAGAAGATATATATGAAATTAAATTTGTAGGTAAGGAAGAACCATTCTTCCAGTTTGGTAAGATCCAGTTTTATGCTATCACTGCTGAGATCTATGAGGTTGGTCAAGATGACTTTGACACTGGTGTTGAGACAATTGATTCAGTAGAGAGATTGTTTGACAATGCAATCAAATTAGTCATGGATCCTGGCGGTTCTGGAGACTTTACCGTAGGTGAGGAAGTTGTTGGTGATGAGTTCCTAGCAAAAGCAACATCTACTATAACAGGAGATGCTGTTACAAGTGTTACAGTTACAGACGGTGGTGCTCACTATAAAGTTGCCACACCACCAACAGTTACTATTACAGGAGGTGGAGGAAGTGGAGCAACAGCAACTGCGACGGTTAGCAGCACAGGTATCGTTAACGGGATTACTATTACTGCTGGTGGGACAGGTTACACATCTGCTCCTACTGTCACCATTGATTATTCACCTAAGGACAATAGAGCAGAAGTCAAGTCTTGGGATAGTGCAACTAGATCGCTCCAAGTCATCAACAGGACAGGAACCTTTACCACTGCTGAGGTCATTACTGGATTGACCTCTGGTGCTCAATGGAGTCCTGAGACATTTGACACTCTAAATAATGTCAACAGCAGCTACGATCAGAATAGAGAGATTGAAGATGATGCTGATAACATAGTGGATTGGACTGAGGGTAATCCATTTGGTGAATTTGGTAATTTTACAGGTAGTATCTAATGTTAGGATCACACTTTTACAATCAAATTGTTCGTAAGAACATTGTTGCATTTGGTACGCTCTTCAATAATATTACAATGAAGAGTACGGATCCAAGTGACGGAACTGTATTGGAAGAACTAAAAGTTCCTCTAGCTTACGGTCCTAAACAAAAATTTATTGTTAGACTAGAAGAAAATACATCTAATAAAAAAGTAGCAATTACTTTACCACGTCTGTACTTTGAAATGACAAGTATTGATTATGATGCTACTCGTAAAACATCTCCAATTCAAAAATACAAAACTATTATTGATGGTAATGGTGGTGAGGTAAGAGTGCAGTATGTGCCAGTGCCATACAATCTGTCATTTGAACTTGGCGTAATCGCTAAGTCACAAGACGACGCCTTACAGATTACGGAACAAATCCTACCATATTTCCAACCATCATTTAGCATCACGCTTAACATGATTCCTGACATGAATGAAAAACGTGATATTGCAGTAGTTTTAAATAACGTTGGATATGAGGATGCATGGGATGATAGTTTCTATGAACGTAGATACATCATCTATACTCTAAACTTTACGATGAAGTCTTATCTATACGGTCCTTACAATACATCAGATGTTATTAAGAAGGCAATCATACATGAGACACTTGGTGATAGAGCAATTAATCGTAGGACTATTACCAGAACATATACACCTAAAGCAAAAACAGATATCAATCAAGACGGTCAGGTTGATGCAGCTGATGATGTGTTAGTGGATGCTGGTGATGACTTTGGATTTAATGAAGGGATAGAATTCTTATGAACCTAGAAGATAATATGGAGGAACTTCTCAACATTGATGTAGAACATGTTGACAAACCACCAGCACCTAAAGTAAAATCAAAAGATGATGATCAACAAAAGGACTACGAGTATACTCGTGGTGAGTTATACTCATTGATAGATCAGGGTCAGGAGGCGGTCAAAGGTGCCTTAGAGGTAGCACAGGAAAGTGGTCACCCTAGAGCATACGAAGTCGCTGTAGCAGCAATGAAACACGTCGCTGATATGACTGAAAAACTCCAAGATCTACATAAAAAAATGAAGGATCTTGATGAAGAACAAAAAGGTCCTAGTAAAGTTACCAACAATGCTATGTTCGTAGGTTCTACATCAGAATTACAAAAAATGCTTAAACAAATGGGTGGAGGAAAAAGATAATGTTAGAAACTGCTTTGATATTTTCGGCACTTCCTTTTGTAGCTTTGACACTTTACTTTGGCACAAAGGGTGGTTATTATGACAGTGGTGACTATGATGGTCATGGAACAGCACACAAAGTTTTGATAGATGATGAAACCAGCATTTGACAAAGTAGGTAAAAAGACTTATAGTATAAATACCTACAGAGTTAAAAAGGTTTATGAAAGATTTACCAATCACTTCATCTTGCATCTTATTCGGAACAATTAGTGTTGCACTTTTACTCTCACAATACGCTTGGGTATGATTAAAGGAGTTCTTAGTTATCTAAAAGAAATTAAAGACGCAGCAAAATATCTGTTGCAAGGTTTTTCTGTTACTTTAGATCATATGGGGAGGAGACCTGTAACGGTACAGTATCCATATGAAAAACTCATACCATCCGAAAGGTATCGTGGTCGCATACACTATGAGTTTGATAAATGCATAGCTTGTGAAGTGTGTGTGAGAGTATGCCCAATTAATCTACCTGTGGTAGACTGGGTGATGAACAAGGAGACTAAGAAAAAGGAACTAAGAAATTACTCAATAGATTTTGGAGCATGTATATTCTGTGGTAACTGCGTAGAATACTGCCCTACAAATTGTTTATCTATGACTGAAGAATATGAACTCGCTACATTTGACAGGCATCAACTTAACTATGATAATGTCGCTCTTGGACGACTTCCCACTAATGTTACAAGCAATCCCGCAGTTAGGTCATTGCGTGAACTTGCTTATCTACCCAAAGGTGAGATGGATCCACACACAGTCAAGGACAGTGACCCAAGAGTTGGAAGACTTCCATCAGAGGTATTGGATTGGATGACAAAATAGATAAGATACCAAAATGGTTTTATAACACCGTGATCTCTATGGGGATTATGGTGTTTGTTGCTTTTGGATTAATATTTTTTGGAATGATATGATAATAATTTACATAATGATATTCGTTTTAATTATAATTATTGCTAATAAACTCTATCCTGATTGGTAATTTTTATAAATAATGTGGTAAACCCTGTGATTGGTATGATAAGCTACAAAGAATTTAAAGGTCTCACAGAGACCGCCAAACAGGAATACGAGAATTTGGATGAAGCAGCCTGGACAAAGAAGGCTGGCAAGAACAAAGAAGGTGGACTTAACGAGAAAGGAAGGAAGTCTTACGAAAGAGAAAATCCTGGATCTGACCTTAAAGCACCTACAAAGAAGGTTGGAAATCCCCGTAGGACGTCATTTTGTAAACGAATGAAAGGAATGAAAAAGAAATTAACTTCTGCAAAAACTGCCAGAGATCCTGATAGTAGGATCAACAAATCACTACGTAAGTGGAATTGCTAACATAAGTTAATAAAATATGTAAAAAAATGTGTCAACACTAATTAATTCAACTATAATTAGTGTATAAGTTTGGTATAATAATGCGTCTGAATGACAGCGATATCCTACGTTGTATTACTGCCTGTAAGGTCTATCAAGAACAGACAGGTAGTGAATGGATGTGGGAACAATACGAATCTTTGATCAATAAACTTGAGGTTTATCAAGATCAGTACTCCACAGATTGAGTTATGAAATCTATTTTTGCATCACACCCATCGGTGTATACTTTACCTGGTACATGGGAACCCCAACCAGATGTAATGTATGATTCAACACTGTTAATCATTGGTACATCCGTAGCTATTGCAATGGGTGGTATAATATTTCTTCTATCAACCAGAAGAAAAAGAAAACGAATTTAATTATGGAAACACATAGAAATACTCTACGTATGCTCTTAAAGGAAAGAGCGTACAAAAATGGGCACTTTACTTTATCGTCTGGTAAAGAATCAGAACATTATATTAATTGCAAACCAGTTACATTATGTTGTGAGGGTAATGCATTGTGTTCGCATTTGATGATGCATCACGTAGAGGATGATGCGAAAGCGGTTGGTGGTCTTACACTTGGTGCTGACCCATTAGTTTGTGGTATTGCACAGAGAGCATACTATGATGGTAAGCATATTGATGCACTGATTATAAGGAGAAATCCAAAAGGACATGGAACAAAGGAAGTTATAGAAGGTCATAAACCACCTAAAGGTTCTATAGTTACAGTTTTAGAAGATGTAACCACAACAGGTAGTAGTGCGATTAAGGCTGTCAATGTATTGCGTAATGCAGGTTACGTTGTAAATCGTGTGGTTGCTATTGTTGATAGGATGGAGAACCATAAGGTTTGGAATAACAACGAACTTGAATTTGTTTCACTATTCAGATTGGAGGATTTAATTGAATAACCTTGGATTAGAAATTATTTTTTGGACAGTCTTGTCACTATACGTGTTGACTAAAATAGGTGTGTTTAAAAAATAAATATATACTCTATATGGAGATATAACATGGGAGTAATGGTTCCACCTAGCAGAAAGAGCTGCTATAATTTTAGAGTAACGGAGATTAATCGTGTTGTTGACGGGGATACTATTGATGTCACCATTGATCTTGGGTTTGACTTATACAAGAAAGAAAGAGTTAGAGTTGCAGGCGTTGATACGCCAGAGAAGAGAACACGAGATCTGGAAGAGAAGGCACTGGGAATAGATGCTACTAACTGGTTAAAAAAAGAATTAGAGGACGCTATCAATGGAGAGTCTGAGCTTACTATACGAACTGAACTCAAAGGAGGGGTTGGTAAGTATGGTCGTTTGCTTGGGTGGTTATATGTTGGTGATGATAATGTATCTCTCAACGAACAAATGATTGGTGAGGGATACGCTTGGCCTTATGATGGTGGTACAAAACAAAAAGACTTTGAAGAACTAAGAGTTCTCCGTAGATCAAGAGGCACATTAGTAGAGTAATGGACATAATTTTAATTTTAATAATAATTCTATTCATAGCAGTAATAATCAAATTCAATAAACAAGTTAAGTGGTTGCTGACACCTCTTATTTGGTTTAAGGATATAATTGATCCACAATGGTGGGCAGAAAAAATATTCTATAAATTAAAATTAGATAGAGTTGCTGATAATCCATATAGACGATGGTTAGAAACATTGCCTATGAAAAAGAAGATTGCTATTGAATTAGGTGTTGGTATGCCTGTATTAATCTTAATGGATCACTATTTTCTTATGCCTTATTTTGGTCTAGCAATTCTACCTTGGAATTGGGATTGGAGTGGAGGATAATGGCAACTAACGATGTATATCTTGGTAATCCTAATTTAAAAAAAGCAGGGACGCCAATACAATTTACAAAAAAACAAGTTAATGAATGGATCAAATGTAAAAAAGATCCATTGTATTTTGCGTGTAACTACATGCAAATTATTTCTCTTGATGAAGGTCTAGTTCCTTTTAACATGTATGACTTTCAGAAAGATATTCTAACAGATTTCCATAACAATAGGTTTAACATTGCAAAACTTCCTAGACAAACTGGCAAGTCAACCACTGTTGTTGCTTACTTGCTTTACTATTCTATCTTCTACGATAGTGTTAACATTGGTATTCTTGCTAACAAAGCTAGCACCGCACGCGAACTTTTAGGTAGATTACAACTTGCCTATGAAAACTTGCCTAAATGGATGCAACATGGTATCCTAGTATGGAATAAAGGTAATGTTGAACTTGAAAACGGATCAAAGATATTGGCAGCTTCTACATCTGCAAGTGCTGTCCGAGGTATGTCCTTTAATATCCTCTTTCTTGACGAATTCGCTTTCGTTCCGAACCATGTTGCAGAGCAATTCTTTGCCTCTGTTTATCCTACTATTACTTCTGGTAAATCAACAAAAGTCATAATCATATCTACACCTAATGGTATGAACCACTTCTATAAAATGTGGGAGGATGCTAGACGTGGTAATAATGGATATGTTACAAATGAGGTACATTGGTCTCAAGTGCCAGGCAGAGATGCTAAATGGAAAGAGGAGACATTAAAGAATACATCCAAGAGGCAGTTTGCACAGGAGTTTGAGTGTGACTTCCTAGGTTCAGCTGATACACTTATCAGTCCTTCAAAACTTCAAACCATACCGTTTCATGACCCCATAACTAGCAATGCAGGACTTGACGTTTATAAGAGAGCAGAAAAAGATCACGAATACATTATTACTGTTGATGTTGCCAGAGGTATCGGTGGCGACTACTCTGCTTTCCTCGTGTTTGATATCACCAGTGTCCCGTATCAGATCGTTGCGAAGTACAGAAATAATGAGATTAAACCTGTACTGTTTCCCTCCGTCATCTTCCAAGTAGCAAAGGAATATAATAATCCTTACATACTCGTAGAAGTAAATGACATAGGAGATAGTATAGCAGCTACACTTAATTACGATTTGGAATATCCTAACGTATTGATGTGTGCTATGCGTGGTAGAGCAGGACAGGTAGTAGGACAGGGATTCTCAGGAACAAAGACACAGTTAGGTGTAAAGATGAGTATCACTGTCAAGAAGATAGGATGTGCTAATCTTAAAGCTATCATTGAGGAAGACAAGTTATTGTTCAATGACTTTCAGATCTTCCAAGAGTTAACCACCTTTGTACAAAAGAAACAAGCGTGGGAGGCAGACGAGGGTTACCATGATGACCTTGTAATGTGTATGGTATTGTTTGCATGGTTGGTCATGCAGGATTACTTTAAGGAAATGACCGATCAGGATATTCGTAGAAGAATATATGAGGAACAAAGAAATCAAATAGAACAAGACATGGCACCTTTTGGTTTTGTAGATGATGGTTTAGGAGATGATTCATTTGTAGACGCTGAGGGATCTTTCTGGTATGGAGATAAAGAAAGTGAAGTTACATATATGCTTCCAGAATATTGATGGATATTGGAGATCAGTTTAGTCTTGAACATCTTCTTTTCAAGGAAAGGAAATGTAGAATTTGCAATAAGACTAAAAATCTGATTGAAGATTTTTACATGACTAGGAAAACAAAAAGAGGTTTACCATCAGCATATTCATATGAGTGTAAGGATTGTACGATTACTAGAATTTTAAATAATAGAAATAAAAAAAGACCTTTAGCTGATTGGAAATATCCAGACTGGTAGGTTGTTCATGCATTGTTTCCCCTCTTAAGAGATAGGAAATTCTAAATACTTTTAGATAAATTTGATATCTAAGAGGTAAAAAAACATGGCAAGTCAAGTCTCGCCTGGTGTTGTTATTAGAGAACGTGATTTGTCCACTGGTGTTATCACAGGAGTATCTCCACTTAGGGGTGCAATTGCTTCTACTTTCACCAAGGGACCTGTAGGCAAAATTGTAAATATCGGATCCGAAAGAGAACTCATTAATACTTTCGGTGCACCAGATGAGGCAAATGCTTCTGATTGGTTAGTAGCATCCGAGTTTCTTCGTTACGGTGGTTCACTCGCTGTTGTGCGTGTAGTAACTGGAGTGCTTAACGCAGCAAGTGAAGGAGGAGGAGTATTAGTAGGAACTAAAGAAGATTATGAAGCTGGTGCTGGATCATCTAAAAAATTTGTAGCACGTACTGCAGGAGCTGCAGGTAATAACCTTCGCGTTGTTATCGTGGATAAAGTTGCTGACAGTAAAATGGTTAAGGCAGGTCATGGACTTGCAGTTGGTGCCACACTTGATGATGGTTCAACAAGCGATCATGAAGTTACTGTTGTGATTGATGCTAACACAGTTGGTATTAAACATGGTGCTGCTGGTGCGGTGTCTGGTAATGGATTCACTCAATCATCATTTACTAATTCTGATTGGAACGCACTTCCAATTGGTGACACTGGTTTAACATACAAGAATGTAGGTCCTAGACCTGGTACTTCTGCATTTGCATCAGAACGTAATCTATCTGGTGATGAACTTCATGTTGCAGTTGTTGACGAGAGCACAAATACAATTGTTGAAAGATCATTATATCTTTCTAAGTTGTCAGATGGTAAAACTCCAGAGGGAGCATCTTCATACTGGAAAGATTCTATCAATGAATTTTCTCAGTTTATTTACGCAAGTGCATTAACATCTGCTGAGTATTCTCCAGTTGGTGAAGCACCTGGCGGAACTGCTGCATCTTATGGTGCTACCGCAGCTAGTCCTTTAACATTAGCATATATTCTTTCAACTGCTGGTGGAGCACTATCAGGTGGTACTGATGATTACGCATATACTGCTGGTGAAGTTCAAGCAGGATATACATTGTTCCAAGACACAGAGCAAACATCAATAGACTTCCTCCTTATGGGTGGATCAATGGGTAGTGAAGCAGATACTCTTTCTAAGGCAGGAGCAGTTGCTGGTGTTGCCAATGCAAGAAAAGATTGTATTGCTTTTATTTCTCCATACAACGGAAATCAGATCGCAACATCTGGTGGTGCTGCATTAACAGAAGCACAACAGTTAGAAAATACTATTGATTTCTTCTCTAGTATTGGTTCTAGTTCTTATGTTGTTAAGGACAGTGGAATCAAATATGTGTATGATCGTTTTAACGACAAGTATCGTTACATTGGTACAAACGGAGACATTGCAGGTCTATGCGTTTCTGTTTCATCCATTAGTGATGATTGGATTTCTCCTGCGGGTAATTCTCGTGGTGGATTACAGAACGTTGTAAAACTTGCTTTCAATCCTAACAAGGCAGCTAGAGACGATCTATATACTGCTGCAATTAATCCTGTAGTTTCATTTCCTGGCTCAGGTCCTGTTTTATTCGGTGACAAGACTGCTCTTGCATCTCCATCCGCATTTGACAGAATCAACGTCCGTCGTCTTTTCCTCAATATTGAGAAGAGAATAAGAGGACTTGCAGAAGGCGTGCTTTTTGAACAGAATGATTCTGTAACTCGTTCTGGATTTAACGCTGCACTTTCTGGTTACCTATCCGAAGTTCAAGCACGTAGAGGTGTTACGGATTACTTAGTTGTTTGCGATGATACAAACAACACTCCTGAGGTTATTGATAGAAATGAATTTGTTGCTGAAGTATTTGTAAAACCAACACGTTCTATCAACTATGTCACTGTTACAGTAACAGCAACCAAGTCTGGAGTTTCCTTCAGCGAAGTTGTTGGTAGATAATAAAAACAAGAGGTAAAAAACAATGGCATCAAACAACGTAAGTCAATTTCTTTCAACTATCAATCAGGGCATTAAGCCTAATATGTTCTCGGTTGATATTAGTTTTCCTGGCGGAGGACAATTTGCAAACAATGATAGGGATCTTACAAACATTCTTTGTAAGTCTGCTGCATTACCAGGTTCTAACTTGGGTGTAATTGAGGTTCCTTTTAGAGGAAGAACAGTCAAGATCGCAGGTGATCGTACCTTTGATACTTGGACTGCAACCTTCTTTGCAGATGCGAACATGGAAGTTCGTGGTCTATTTGAGGATTGGGCAAACAGTATCAACTCTCATGAGGGTAACACTGCAACTAGGTTCCTACCTAATCAGAGTGCAGAGGGTTACATGGCAGATCTTTATGTCTCTCAATTAGAGAAGGATGCAGAGCAAGGTGGTTCTGTAATTAGAACTTATCAGTTGCATCACTGCTTCCCAACTAACGTATCAGCAATTGATCTTGCTTATGATAGTAACGATCAGATCTCTGAATTTACAGTTGAGTGGCAATACTCATTCTTTACAGCTGGTCAAGGTCAAAGCGCAAGGGCAGGAGGAGCTCCAGTATCTGACGGAGCAACCTCTCGTGATGTCGTATAATTAACTCTGCTAAATATAAGCAAGAGAACTATATGACTAGGTAAATGAGTCAATTATTTGGCTTTCAGATAAATCGCAAGGAGGGTCGGAAGGGTCAATCCCCCGTCCCTCCTAATGCTGATGAGGCAATCGCTGTAGCAGCTGGCGGTTATTATGGAACGTATGTTGACACGGAAAATCAAGCTCGTAATGAGTATGAAATGATCCGTCGTTATCGTGATATGGCACTACATCCAGAGGTTGATAGTGCAGTAGATGAAGTAGTAAACGAATTCATTGTAAGTGATTCTCATGATACTCCAGTAGAAATAAATCTAGATAACCTAGATGCTGGCATGGGGATTAAGAAAAAAGTTAGAGAAGAGTTTGAATATCTTAAACGCCTGCTAAACTTTGACAATCGTGCACATGAGATTGTTAGATCTTGGTATATTGACGGAAGATTATACTACCATAAGGTTATTGATTTAGATAATCCAAAGAAAGGTATCACAGAACTTCGTTATATTGATCCTATGAAGATCAAGAAGATTCGTCAAAAGATTGATAATAAAAAGAACATGGATTCACTGCAAAGACAGGCAGTGAAAGGAACCGCACTAGAGCATGAGTACGGAACATTTATTGATTATTATTTGTATAATCCAAAAGGTTTTTATAAAGGTGGTGTTTTAGGACCTATTGGTGATATGTCATTGTCACAAGGTGTCAAGATGGCACTAGATTCTATTACATTTTGTCCGTCAGGTCTGCAAGATTTAAACAAAAGAATGACTCTTGGTTTCCTACACAAGGCAATCAAGTCACTCAATCAACTCAGAATGATTGAGGATTCTCTTGTTATCTACAGACTTTCTCGTGCACCAGAAAGAAGAATATTTTACATTGATGTTGGCAACCTTCCAAAGGTAAAGGCAGAACAATATCTCCGCGACGTTATGAGTCGTTATCGTAACAAGCTAGTCTATGACGCAAACACTGGTGAGATGCGTGATGACAAAAAACATATGAGTATGCTTGAGGATTTCTGGTTACCTCGTAGAGAGGGTGGCAGAGGTACAGAGATTACTACATTGCCAGGTGGTCAAAACCTAGGTGAACTCAAGGATGTTGAGTATTTTAAAAAGAAACTATTCAATAGTTTAAACCTACCTCCATCTCGTCTTACAGATGACAACAAAGGATTTAATCTTGGTAAGACAACAGAGGTTCTTCGCGATGAACTTAAATTTACTAAGTTCATTGGTCGTCTCCGCAAAAGGTTTAGTGAGATGTTCCATGATGT